GCGCCTGTAGCCGCTCCTGTTGCGACACCTGCGCCTGTAGCCGCTCCTGTTGCGACACCTGCGCCTGTAGCCGCTCCTGTTGCGACACCTGCGCCTGTAGCCGCTCCTGTGAAAGTGATGACTGAAAAAGCCGCTGGTGCGACTTACGAACAGTTTGTTGCAGGTGGCTGGACTGATCAGGCGATGATCGATCAGGGTTACATGGTTATGACCACTCCCGCGCCGGGGTTTCTCACGGGTAACGGTTACTGATAGTTACTGGAACTGGGACGACATACCGCTTTAAACAGACATGGGGCCATAGCGCCCCATTTATTTATCAGGATTTACTATGTCAGACGCTTACATTTACGATATTGAAAATTACCCTAACGTGTGGTTATTTGGTGCTATTCACGCTTTAACGGGAACGCCGTATATATTTGAAATCTCGCATCGCCGCGATGATCGTCAGGCGTATTATATGTTCACTGAATTTCTTCGTGAACATGGTGCTGAAGAAGTGGGTTATAACAACATTGGTTATGACTACCCTGTTCAACATTCGATACTCAATAATATCATGTACATCACTAATGCTGATATTTATCGTAAAGGTGATGCTATCATTAACTGTGGCGATGATAATCGTTTTGCTCACATGGTGTGGGAAAGTGACTGGATTGTTCCACAAATCGATCTTTATAAGATTCACCACTTTGATAACCAGGCAAAAAGAACAAGTTTAAAAACGCTTGAGTTCAATATGAGAATGGAAAATATTGAAGATCTGCCATTCTCACCGGGTACTTATTTGACCGATGAACAAATTGATAAACTTCGTCAGTATTTGATACACGACCTTAAAGCTACTTTGATGTTTCATGGTCACAGTAAAAAGTTGATAGATTTTCGCCGTGAACTTTCCGAGAAGTATAAGCGAAATTTCATGAACCACAATGATACTAAAATCGGTAAAGATTATTTCATTATGGAACTGGAAAAATCAGGCATTGAATGTTATCACCCAGGACCAGGCAAAAGACCACGGCAAACTATCAGATCATCTATTGCACTTAACGATGTTATATTTCCTTACATCCGTTTTGAACAAAGTGAATTTAATCGCGTACTGAACTGGCTACGTCAGCAGATTATTACAGAAACAAAAGGTGTGTTTACTGATCTAAATGCTACTGTCAATGGGTTTTCGTTTGTTTTTGGCACAGGTGGCATCCACGGATCGATTGAATCACAAACCATTAGATCAACTGAAAATTACGTTATTATCGATCTGGATGTTGCAAGTTTTTACCCTAACCTGGCGATCAGTAATGAATTATTCCCGGCTCATTTGGGTAAACAGTTCTGTACTATTTATAAAAATGTTTACGATATGCGTTCTGGTTATCCAAAAGGCACACCAGAAAACGCAATGCTTAAACTCGCACTTAACGGTGTTTACGGTGACTCAAATAACGTATACAGCCCGTTCTATGACCCGGCGTATACAATGTCGATCACTATCAACGGTCAGTTACTGTTGTGTATGTTAGCTGAAGAACTTCTGAAAATTCCGGGTCTGTCTATGATTCAGGCTAACACTGATGGTCTTACAGTATACGTCCCCCGTGTGTTTACAGGACAGGTTGAACAGGTTCGTCACGCGTGGGAAAAACTGACACGTCTGGAACTGGAAGAAGCCATTTATGACGCGATGTTTATTCGTGATGTAAACAACTACATCGCTGTTTATGAAGGCGGTAAGAAAGTTAAACGTAAAGGTGCGTACTGTCACACTACTAAGACTGATGCAAACCCTAACGGCGACCTGGGTTGGCATCAGAACCACAGTATGCAGGTTGTTGCAAAAGCTGCTGAAGCCGCGCTGGTATACGGTAAAGATATTCGTAAGTTTATAACATCACATGAAGATATTCACGATTTCATGCTGGTGACGAAAGTTCCCCGTAACAGCAAACTAACGTGTGGCGATCAGCAGGTTCAAAATATTACCCGCTATTATGTCAGCACTGATGGTGCACCGTTAATAAAAGTCATGCCACCGCTGGCTAAAGCACTGAAGATCGATCCTAACGCACCAGAACGTCGCATGGCGGTATGCAAGGGGTGGACAGTAACAGAGTGTAACAACATGCAGCGCTTCAACCGGGCAACGCTGAACTATGAGTTTTATATCAAAGAGGCTGAAAAGCTGGTTGCGCCGTTACGGTAAACCGTATAGAATTATTTAAAACTTACTGAGGCGATAAACAATGCATACTTCACATAAATTCCTTTCTGGTTCCACCATTGGCGTGTTTACGCCGGGTAAAGTTTACAACCGCGTTGACGGGTTCGTTCGTGACGGGAAATCCCGTGGTTTCTACATTGATGACCGTGGTGAATTCCGCCTGACCGATGACGCATTTTTTGAACCTGTAGAACAAATCGAATTGCGTTTACCACGAATGCCGGTTTTCCCGCCGCGCCAGGAACGTTTGAAACTGGCTGCACGCTGGGGTGTTTCTGAAATCAGTATCAGTAACTGGTACATGGTTGACGACCTCATGAAACCGTGGCGCATCACTGACGCAATTTTCGGCTCGCATGTTCTGACAGAACCGAACACAACTATTTTCGCGCCGGGTGAACTGGCAGAACTGGCTAATACTCGCGGCTACCTGTTATCAGAACTGTCTGTTCGCTGGGGCTATCATCACGGGTGCGAAACCCTGCATTCAATCAGCACCAACCCGCGCCGTGTGGCTATCATCTGGGACATGTTAGAAGGAATGAAACGTCATGACTGATTACAGTAAGTTGAGTGATGAACAGATTGCTAAATTAGTTGGTGATATTCTTAAACTTGAATGGGCCAATCTTGAGGATAATTATAATGGTCTTTGTTATTGGAAGAATGGTGATTTGTGGGTTTTTAACCCGTGTACTAACCCGTCAGATAGTTATCCAATTATTTATAAAAATGGAATTTCAATAGGTATATACGGATATGGTGAATGGGGTGCTGGAACGATAAATTATCAGTACATTGACGGTACAAACCCGCTTCGCGCAGCAATGATCGTGTTCTTACAGATGCAGGAAAACAAACAATGAAACTCTGCTATATTGCCGGGCCTTACCGCGCTGATTGTGCGCTTAAAACCTCCCGTAATGTATCTCGTGCTGAACAAATGGGTAAACGCCTGACGTTGGAACATCCTGAATGGTTCCCGGTTATTCCACACAAGAATACAGAACTATGGGACTTTGACGGCGGTTTACGCAATGTTCAGCCTGAATACTACCTGTCAGGCACACTAGAAATTATGCGCCGCTGTGATGCTGTTCTGGTACTTCCTGATTACCGTCGTTCGCATGGAACTATTGCTGAAATCGCAGAGGCTGAACGATTAGGGATCCCCGTTTATTACAGCGTGGAGAGTATCCCACATGGTGATTAACATAGAATGCCTGATCGGTATGCGTATGATGCTTGCTGATAACAGTATCGATGCAGTCGTGACGGATCCGCCTTACGGACTCAGTAAACAACCTGATATGAACGAAGTTTTACGCCACTGGTTAAACGGTGACGATTATGTTCATACAGGCGGTGGTTTCATGGGTAAAACCTGGGATAGTTTTGTTCCGGGTCCGTCAGTCTGGAAAGAAGTTTTCCGCGTCCTTAAACCCGGTGGTCACCTGTTGGCGTTTTTCGGCACACGCACCTATGACCTAGGAACACTGGCGATCCGTTTAGCTGGATTTGAAATCCGCGATCAAATTGACTGGGTTTATGGTTCCGGTTTCCCTAAGTCACTGGATGTGAGTAAGGCGATTGACAAAGCGGCAGGTGCAGAACGTGAGGTCGTAGGTACACGGAAAAGTGAAGGTGGAAGAAGCGGAGGTAACAACGAGTTTAGCGAAGTTTTAAATCAAAGCAGAGAAATAAATATCACCGCACCCGCCACCGACGAAGCGAAACAGTGGCAAGGATGGGGAACAGCTTTAAAACCTGCTCACGAGCCTATTTGCGTTGCGCGTAAACCACTGACAGGAACGGTTGCTGAAAATATCCTGCAGTTCGGCACGGGTGGTATGAATATTGATGATTGTCGGGTTGCTGCGCCAGATGGTGTACCTGTATTTAATAAAAGAAATGAAATATCTGATAATGCGTTTGGTGATGGTTTAAACGGTAGCAATCGCACCGGGGCTGTTGATACAACCACTGGACGCTTCCCAGCTAATTTTATCCACGATGGTTCTGATGAAGTCGTAAATTTGTTCCCGGCGAAAGCTGGCGCTGCTGCACCTGTGAAAGGTACTGAACAAAGTGAAGTGACTAACGGTATTTACGGTAAATTTAATGATCGTGTACCAGGTCAATTCTATTCAGATACTGGTAGCGCCGCGCGTTTCTTCTACTGTGCTAAAGCGAGCAAATCAGACCGTGATGAAGGTGTGATGTTGGCAATGGTAACTGGTGCGGAAATGACCGGGCGTGAACCTGATACTGACGGGTTAAACAGTCCCCGCGCTGGTGCCGGGCGTACATCAGGCGCACGTAATAACCATCCTACGGTGAAACCTACAGCGCTGATGCAATGGCTTGTGCGCCTTGTTACACCACCGGGCGGTAAAGTTCTGGATCCGTTCACAGGTAGTGGTTCAACTGGTAAAGCCTGCGCAATTGAAGGTTTTGAATTTATCGGTTTTGAAATGGACCCACATTATTGTGAAATAGCTAAACAGAGGATTGCTTATGTCAACAATCGTTGAGTTTAACCCTATGGACCCGGCAAAACGTCCCACAGGGCGCTTTGCGCGACTGTCACAAACTCGTGAACAGTTTTTACCACTGGTTGCCATGCAGGGAATTAAAACAGATCCTAACGGTTTGATCGGAACATCCCTGTTCATGTATCGGACTGAATACCCTGTTCCGGCATCGTGGGTTGAAGTGAGCGTTGAAGAATTACTGAAGGCTGTCTACTAACGAATTGTGCGTATAGGCGCATTTAAAATAAATGTCTAACCACAAATCGTTCACATCGGTTGAATCAGTTCCCGTCAGACCGTTTAGCCGTGGCAGGTTTTCGGTCTGACACTTCTGAACCAGCGCGGCCTGATAAACGGCTTTCTGCTTCGGTAACTCGTTCGTTGTACAGGCGCTGATATTCAGGAGTAAGGCACTCATTACGAAAAACAGTGTTAGTTTTTTCATGACGAATTTCCACAATTTTAGTATTTTGTGACCAGTCAGCAAGACCACGTAAAACATTATCAGCCAACTCTTGCTGTGCTTTCAAACGTGACTGTTCCTGTTGCGCCTCGTTTAACTTTTCCTGTTTTTCTTCATTTACCCGCGCTTTATACCCCGCCTTATAACAGGTGATACCACCTGCGGCTAAAGCCAGTAAAAGCGCAATAATCGTGATGATAACGCTACGAATAGTCATGGGTTTAACCCCGCATCAATTTTCTGTTCTTTGATATCCTTATCAACGGCGATCTTCTTAGCGCCCACATACTGACCGATACAGAAACCGAAGTACGTTAACAAAACCGTGTTATCTAACGTCTGATCAACTGCCTGGTAGATCAGGATCCCGGTTACCACGAGGAAACCCAGCGCGGCCTGCGCCCGGCTTAACGAGATACCACCCGCTGCGTTACGAAACATGCTGAACATATCCATTAGAGTGACCCCACGCGATTAAGTAACCAACCATAAGTAAACGTTTCATTGGCTTCCCGTGCCTCTGACAGTTCCAGATAACGATTACCTTGTGAACAGTTCAATGCACGCACCATGACTTTTTCAGCATCTTTACCACGGGTGGTTAAATACTGTTTAAGGGCGTTGATAGTTCGTGGTCCAATCTGACCATCTGCGATCAAATCAGGATAGAGTTTTTGCTGATTATTGAAGACGTTCAGCCACCGTTGAAAGAACTTGCATGGCACTGACGGACCCATGTTAACACCAGTATCAAAAAGTTCAGCCGCAATTAACGGTGAAACTTGTTGTACCAGATCGAAACGAGGACCAAACCAGTAATCAGCCTCATAAATGCTTACAGCAGTTGCCCGTGGTAATAAACGCATATCACCTTTGTAGCCATGTGCACGTGCTACAGTTTCAGTAATACCCCACATTGTTACACCACCACGATCGGCGCGATCATTTGAATAACCGCCCTCGTGACCAATAGTTGTATCAATGATTTCATCAACAGATTTATTGCCTGTGCTCATCTTGTGTCACCTTCTGTACGACGTTGATTTTTAAGACCTTCGATAACGACTTTCAGATCGTTAGTAGACTGGGTAAGTTCTTTGACGCTGGAAAGGATTTGAGTATTCTGAACAGCCTGATACTCTAATTTTACATCATGAACATCAACACGGGATTCAATACGTTTGGCGAGGTTGTAGGCGTTACTGGCGTTTACTTTTGCGTCAGCTACATCTTTAGCTGTTGCATTAACCTGCTGCTGGAGTACGCCGAAACCTACCGCACCAGTTACAATAAATGTTATGATAGGCCAATATTTCAATACCGGATTATCGGACATTGTTCCACACTCCCACGAGGGTTAAAAGATGGCTGACTGCAGCAATTATATCAGTGCTGACGACCTTAAAACAGGCAAACAAGCAATTCAACACATAGAACATGTAGCTAAAAGTAAGGATGCAAACGGTGCTGACGCATTGATGGTAACTGATACAATTGGTACTGAAACGGTAAGTGATCATACACTTAAAGGGATTAAGGCGGATGGTGATGCTGTTGTTGAGGAAACCCGGCAGAATCTGATCCCTCTAAGCCGTCAGTACATGACCCTGGCTGATGCTCAGGCTGATATCGCGAATATCCCGGTAAACTCCACAACCTACGTGCGTAGCCAGGACGGAAGCGCGCTGGCAAACGAGTACATCAACAACGGTGGAACGCTGGAGGCCACGGGGCGCCGAATGCCATCTCAGGTTTATATCGACTCATTACTGAGCATTATTCAGCAAATGCAGAATCAGTCACTCTATCGAAACGGTGTGGCGGGATTTTCATTTCCGGTCATCTCAGCTGATAAACGTGTTATCGGATTTAAAAACGACGGCGGCGTATATGTGGCAGACGTTGAAATTCCCGGCACAGATAAAATACCTCCGCGCGACGGACCGCAATATATTTCCGTTGTTAAATCGAAAAATGACGGGCGCGTAGGTATCGGCTTTAACCCGGATACTGGTTTAACGTTCGCTCTGCTTGATGATGATTCTGTTGCATACATTGCTGACAGAATTGGTGGCGGGGGGGCCACCGTTCCTGATATCCGCGGGCAATGGGGAGCGCGGGTATTTAATCCCCGACACTATATCGGCGACGAATACAACACAGCTTCTGTCTTGGACAAAGGTTCACGCACTTTCGACGCGCGTCAGTTATCTGACGGTGTGCAGGATACGCTGGTGATGGCTGCGCCATTAGCTACGGCAATCCGTATTGCGTTGGTATATGGCCAGTCAAATGCGGGGCTTGGTGGCTCGACAGGCCGCATTGTTGATAGTGCGCCGTGGGCGTTTTCTGCATGGGGGTTTGCGGGAGTCAACGGCAGTAGTCAGCAGGGAACCGTTCATTTATCGCCAGCATCGCTCACCGACTTTGTACCGGCGCTGGACTACTCTGCTGCGCAGTCCCCAGCGATTTGCTCGGCGTACGGAATCACGCAGCGTAACGCAGAGCTTGGGCGGGATGACCCGGGTTATATCGCCGCAACCGCCTGGCATGGCTCGCAGCCTATTAGCTCATTCTACCCGAACGCGCAGTCGGGATACTGGAACTACGAGAACGCAGTGACGTTCCTGCAGCGTGCCGTAGAGATTGCTGCGGAGTATGGCCGATCTGCTGTGCTTGACGTTATGCAGTGGATTCAAGGCGAAGCGGGACCAACCGGTCGCGATAACTACGCCACTCAGTTGAATGACCTTTTCAACACTATTCTACCCGGGTACAAAGCCGCAACCGGACAGGCTAATGATGTTCAGGTTGCTATCTGGCAAACAAACATGTCGAAAGCCGCAAGCGGCGAGAACTACGCCAGTCAGGGACAATGGGACGTAGCGAAGAGCCGCGCAGATAGTTTCCTGGCTGGACCGATGTACCAGTTTAAGCTCGGTGACGAACCGGGTACTGGTCCCAGCACTGTTCACACAGGGCCAGAGGGCAGGTTGATGCTGGGTGAGACCTATGCGGACGTTTACTCCAGCATCGTTGATAAAGGAGCGTGGAAACCGGTACAGCCGGTGTCTGCGGTCCTATCCGGAAATATTGTCGATATCACTTTTGAAGGCACGCCTTTCGAGGCCTTTGGCGCAAAACTGTCAATCGATAGCGATTGGGTTCCAGATACGCTTAACCACGGCTTTTCTTTCCCCGGCGCGACCATCACAGCCGTTGAAATTACGGGAGCCAAAACAGTACGTCTGACCCTCTCGGCGGCACCGGCGCAACGTACCCTACGATATGCGATTGACGCATTTGATGATGTCACCTACTGGCCAACACGTCGCGGTAACCTAATGGTCGAAACCGACCGAAAATCCTGGTGGAACAGGCAGGGTGTGAATATCCCGCGCAACGTTCGCCACTACGCTATTCGTTTTGAAATCACTGTTACGGAGTAATTAACATGCCCGGAATCATTGTTGCACAAAATTTCAATAATACCGCGTTGCCGGCGGGGGAAAGTCTGGCATCGGCGCTGATTGCCGACTCAGGCGTAAAAAACTGGTTTCAGGCCGATGCGAATTCAGTAACGCTGAGTGGTAATGATATTGTCTCATTCAACGATCGGAAAGGGACCGCCAGCAAGTTGACCCGCGCTGATGCAGCCAATGGCGCAACCCTGGTCAGCAACGCATTTGGACAATACTCCGGGGCCAGATTCAACGCATCAGAATCTGATCGCTCTTTATTCAGCGGAGATGTGCTGGATTTAACGCAGCCATTCAGTTGGTCAGGTGTGGCCACACTAAGGGCGCTGGCGGCATCAAGTAACCTTTGTGGTACATTCACCTCCTCGTCTGTTCGGGCCATACTCAACGTAAGCCCCACTACCAACGCCGGGAAATTACAGTTTCTGTATGGGTCAGCAACATGCGTTGTCCCGACACTGGATCTTGATACGCCGTTTGCGTTCGTTTGTGGTTATGATGGGACGAATATTTTCCTGCGCGTGAATGGTGTGATGGCATCCGTTGCTGCTGCTGGAAGTCCTTCCTCTTCGGCATTCGCCCTGGGCGCATTACCGGGTGGTTCTCAGTTCTGGGATGGTGACGTGTCCGACCTATTTCTGTGTACCGTCGCAATGAACACCAGTGCTGGAGCATCATTGCTCGCAAAGCTGACGGCCTTTTATAAAGACGTTTATGGACTGACGCTGTAACTGTACCGCCCGGTAACCGTATGGAAGAATTACCGGGCGGTCATAGCATCTATCATAGAAATTGATACCTGAAACTTTCTTGATCTACCACTCAAAACTACTGTATATAAAACAGTATTTATCGAAGGGTAGGTCATACACCGTTCCCACTGGCATGGATTGGTAAGTTTTACCGTGCACGTAAAGATGATTTAACAGCTACAACTTTAACTGTCTCTGAAATACTCACGGCTGATTGATCTTCAATTCGGGGTCGTTTTTCATAGTTACTTATCATCCTGATAATAACGTGCATCGTAATTGATGCACGTTAACCCCACCTGATAATTATTATCAGCGCCTGACGGTTCCATAGTCTGTACCAACATCGCCAGCTTACTACGTTCATCATCTGTTCTGATAATATAACTAGTTCGATCCTGTAACCACCCGGTATATATTTCTTCTGTTGGTGCTGACTGTAATACAACAGTAAACTCATCATCACCAGGTGAAACTGGGATGTTTTCAAGCGTGCCTAAACGCCCTGTTATCGTGATTGAATACGTATTACCTGTAACAAAATCAACAGGATCACTTAACGTCAGTGTTAAACCGTCAACATCAACAATCACACCTTCGTGTTGTTTCATTCTGGTATTATCAATCATATCCACACGCATTCCAGGGGTAGCCTGCAACCCGATACTAAGCGCGGTGCATTCATGGGTAATACGTTGATAACGTAGTTTATTCATCTCACGATTAGCACGGATTGTAGCCAGATATTTTGACTGGCAGGCAACTAAATCTATTTTATTCAGGTTAGTTTCTTCGCCGATCGTAACGTAAAGATATGATTTTTCATCGTGGTCAAAGTATTTAACCTGAACGCCCGTGTATTCTTTAGGTGGTGCAAATGCACGGGTACGTTTATCAGTATCCGGCACTTTAAACGCGTGCCCAAACTGCATTGCAGATACAGATTGTGGTAACTCAGGCCAAAAATAAAGCACGCTACCCACCTGGTATGGTGTTACGTTGACCGTATTACAAATGGTTTGCAATGCTTCTTCGTAGGTGGTTCCGTTGTCGTCAAACGTATACCCAACCTGAATAGATCGAGGGTCGCCAAAATAATCTAGTAGTTGTTGCTGTACAGCATATAAAGCATCAACATCAATTGTGGATAGATCACGGCGTCCAAAATTTGGATCAAGATGCATAGACATAACAACATCTGCAAAATTGCTGCTTGGACTACCGTTATAAATTCGGGTAGCTAACATGTTTAATTTTCGTTCTTTCAGTTTTAAAGCAGATGATGTTGCTTTAGTTACTGAATGTATTGTTGTAACATCACCGTAACTACGCGGTGAAATATCAGTAATACCATACATATCACGCCATTTAACTGTATCTACTGTTGAAATGCTTTCATCCAAAGTAGTATCTGTTAAACGTTGCATTCTGATAAAAGCAGCGTCTGGATAAGGATTATCGAATAGTAAAGACGCACCTGTCGCACTTGTCGATCCTTTTACCACGAAATCATAAGTATATTCAGGATCTGATGGGTTGTTATAGTTAGATACAGTTACACGCAAAGTTACGTCAAATGGTGTAATGTAATAACGACGACGATAAATACCATTTTGAGCGTAAGCATTCACCAGAATTTTTGGTGAATTAACCATCAGATACGGACCGACACTATATGGGCGTGTCGTGTCCATGCTCGGTTTATATGTAACCTTCGTCCCACCAGATGAAGAATTTAATGAATATAAACCTCCACCTACATCATAAACTGTGGTTACAGGTGCCTGACCTGTTGAAGAAAGGAATGACCAGTTAGGGTTACCAGAAACATCTAATAATACACCTTCATCTGAGGTTCCGGTAACCCTATATGTGCCACTTAGGTCATGCAGATAGTACAAACCAGTTGGACTACCGCTAACAATTTGTTCTTCGAGTGAAATAAATCCTGATATTACAAAATCATCACCAATAGATACACGATCTGACCAGTCAATAGGGTTGTTTTCATCGTTACTAACCCCATCAATCTGACCAGTTGAATAAATCGTAAATGTCAGGTTGCCCGAACTAACGTCAGCATAGTTCGGTGGGAATAGTTCAGCACCATCAACTTCATTTGATTCTTTAGCGATTACCACGGGGAACGATGCGATATCAATAGCACCGTTGATAACCTTCGAAGGCGATCCGTAACCTGGTGCTGTACCAGGATCGTAAATTGATATTTGAGAACCCGATACGTTAGTAATAGGTGTTACACCATCACTGATCTCATCAGTGACATATGAACCAACACCCAAGCAAAGAAACTGGCACTCATATTCAGTTCCGTTTTTAAAAACACTATAGTTCATTAACAGATCCGGGTACGCTCTGACCATACCACGAATATCAGCAATGCGTTCACCAGGTCTGGAATCATTTGTACGACCTTGTAAAGAGTTATTTGAGGACTTTATTTTATTATTTAATGATGTATTAGAAACATTACTTTGCGGGGTAAATAGTTTTAAAATAGGGTTGAGAATAGTGCCGATTACACCTGTAATAGCACTTACAATACCACCGCGCGGAAGTTCGTAAATATGGTATGTAGCATCGGGATCGTTTAAAACTGATGGGTTGTTCACCCATTCGTGAGTAATGTTTTCGTCATTTTTAAAAATCAGTAACCCACGGGGGCGAACGGATCCAACAGGCCAGCGTTTCAGCAACCATTCACCAAAATCAACATTTTCAGCTTTTTCAATCGGTACTGTGTGATAAACGACTTTAGACATTGTTCATTCTCCAGAAAGTCACGTCTTTGTGAGAACATTTTATTATACTTAGAGGTGTTCTTATAGTTTGTCCTGGTGTGTTACCGGGAGGTTGATAACAATGATGAACCATACCATCATCCCACACACCGACATGAAGCCCACCAGAGCAACGATTTTTCATTAAAACTAACGCACCCTGTTCAGGCTTAACCAGTGGTGTAAAACGCTTACGCATCCATCTGACGAACGATACACCCCATTCACTACTGTTGACGCTGTGCAACTGATGGGGATAGTTATTTAACATATACCATTGGCTGACTTCATGTGTGCAATTCCAGTTATCAACATCATAACGATCGCCGATCATGATGTATACGCCAGTAATGAAGGAAAAAGTTCAAACGTTTGTAACTCACCTGTTCCTGAAAAATTCGTTATCGGTGGTGTAGCTGTAAACGTACACCCCTGCGGCTCAGTAGTGATATCACCCGATTCGAGCACATACGGACCATCCTGAATATCAGAAATAGATCCGTCTTCACGGTACACGAAGGTTCGTAACTCCACCGATGGTTTTTCTTCACTATCAAGCGGTATCAGGTCCAGATAAACCCCGACAACCTCGTTCAGATCCTGAATAGTGAAACTGTAATCCTGCGATAAGTCGTTTTGCTTATTCGCTTTCTTAACAGACATAGGAATATATTCGTAATCATATTCCAGACCATCTTCATGTACTGCTGTAAAGCCAGGGTAAACACTGGTGATATAAAGCGGTTGCGGCCAGGAACTATGATTAAGTTTAATACCGTCAACCACACCTTTACCCGTTGTGGCAACTGTCAATAGTTCTTTCAGTTCATCTTTCATTCTGGTGTCCAGGCGTTATTCAGAGATAAACCTAAATCAATCAGATCTTTAATATAGCAAGATGAATGATCACCCTGACATTTAGTGATAAGCAAGCGGGACGCCATAGCACAGCGATCGATAATCGGTACTGCCTGTAACTGCAGGTCAATACTTCCTTTCCAGCCTACTGTAACTGCTGCTGGTCGTGATACGATCTGTACTACGTGTTCCTGAATAAAACCGTTAACAAACAGTTCCATCACGAAGCGTTTCGTACCTTCTGCAATTTCAAGGTTATAGAAATCGTCCCACCATTGAAGCATTGCTGGGCTATGCAACTGAACAGTACAGGAAACATCAGCCGGGCCACCGAAAGCGCTACGTCCCAGCCGCGATAGTGTCCCGGCAATATCTGATTTCGTCGCACCCCAAGGAGGGTTATAGTTATAGTTATCACGCGCAGGGCGAACCATTTCGCCCCCATACTCAAGCCGTGGTAAGTCGTCAGTGGTAGCCATATTAAAGTTTCCTGTTCACATCATAGTTTGATCTGAATGATTTATTAGTCTGGCTGTAAGGGTTATTCCACTGGGCAGCAGACTGACGCGGGAATTCTTCACCGATGATCAGAACCACGTCGTCACGGGTCAACCCCTGCTTAACTTGCACACGCTCACCACCATAGTTATGAACCTGTACGTTAGGTGCTGATCCGCCTTCTGATCCTGGCGTATAGGTGCCACGGTTCATTGATTCCAGTGTATCACGATAACGACTTGTTGCTTGTTTGGTACTGACGAATTCACCGTTACTTAAACGTGCGTTAATGCTATCACTCTGCCCTGTACCAGGACCCGTGACTAAACCACCCGTTGCAAACCCGGTTGCAGCCACGGATGACAGGTTAGTTAAAATAGACGTACCCTGTGCTAAAGCACCCGCAATAAATGGGATGTTCTGAGGGAAACCAATCGCCATTGCTTTACTGACGTTTTGCCACAGGAGAACAGACGCCTGCGCAATGGCGAATGCTTTACTTGCTGCAAACATCGTTTTATAGATACTTGACTGTTCACCTTGCGCATTCTTTAAAACATCAGCCAGACCACCAAAAAGATCGCCAGTTGCACCCAGCAACATCGCATTATTAGCAGTCATCACATCATTGCGCTGTTGTTCACCCGCCATCATGATCTGCGTTTTCAGATCCTGGTACTGCTGTTCGTTAATCAGATCCTGTTGGCGTGCCTGTTCAGCAACAGTTAAACGCTGTGCTTCCTGCTGGTTAATCTGGTCCATTTGTCCCTGAACCGGGTTAAGTGTGCTGGTAACATCGCTTTGAACCTGGGAAACTTGTGCAGCAAGGCGTTTAGCCTCCTGCTGACGCTGAAGCGCTGCAACCTGTTCATCTACCGCCTTACGTTCAGCATCTGTAGCATCTTTATTCAGGCGTGATTGTGCCTCTGCCTGCTGTGACTGTAGCGTTAACTGCTGCTGTACCTGATAGGACTTCTGATACGCTGCCGTAAGCTGATCAACTGATGCACCCTGCGTAAGACTTAACTGAACCTGTTCACGGGCCAACTGAACATCGTATTGACCAGCATTAACTTTATCGTTAAGTGTTTTTAAATATTTTTCATTCGCAGCCTGATTACGTTCCAGTTCTTTCTGTGCACGTTTTGCGGCGGCTGCGGCCTCTGACTGGGCTTTTTTATCGTCTTTAAGGCCTTGCTTATACTCTGCCTGCTGTTTCAGTAACGCAGCGTAAGAAGAGATCTGGTCTTTGGTGGCTTTATTACCCAGTTTTTGAGCAGCGGCCAGTTCGTAGTTACCATCGGCAAGCGCTTTAGTATAAGTGAATTGTTCCTGCAGGTTTTTAATCTGTTTGGCTGCATCTGCATCAGGACGGCCAGCAGCCGTGACACTTTTGTTCAGCGATGCTAACTTGCTTGCCTGTGATGCCAGGTTTTCAGCAACACCTTTACCCAGTGGGGTAGCCTGTGTTACCTGATGTTGTGCGTCTGCCTGTTGTTTTGTTAACTGAACATCAATTTTTTTAAGTTCAGTCAGGCGTTTTTGTGCATCAGCGGTATTATTAACAAATTTGGTATAACCACCGATTGATTGCGTGGTGTAACCATTCTGGATCTGTTTCTCAAGATCCGCGATCTCTTTCAGGTTCGATTCGCGCTGACTGGTGACGGCGTTCAGGTTATTTGTAGCCTGCGCCATTTTATCAATTTCACCAGCGGCTTTGACTAGGTCAGTAACCCCGGATACACCGCCTGCCAGTAAATCGAGGAATTTCGCCAGAAATTTAGACGCACCGATCTGCTGATCCAGTTCAGCGATAGCCACAGAAAGGTTATTCTGCAATGCTGTAGCAGCCTGATCGACGGTACGCGGCATACGGTCGAACTGTGCGTTAATATCGTCGGTGGCGTTGTTTAATAGTAACATTTGGTCACGGGTAATGAGTCCTTCAGAACCCATTTGTTTTAATTCACCCGTAGTTACACCTAACTGTTTTGCTAAAACCTGTAAAACAGTAGGCATCTGTTCTGAAACAGACCGGAATTCATCACCCTGTAATCGACCAGACGCAAACGCCTGTGATAACTGGTAAATAGCGGCGGATGCTTCCTGTGATGATGCGCCGGAAATACGCGCCATTTTCTGCAGGTTATCGGTAAACTGCAGAATAACCTGATTACTGATCCCGGCATCTTTACCAGCAGCCGCAAAACGCTGAAAACTGTTGGCTACAGCATTGATATCTGTACCAGCACGGTTAGCCTGTTGTACCAGTTGCTGAAAAATCTGTGTTGCTTCAACAGACGTATTCGAATAAAGCTGTATACGACTTTGCAGTAACTCAACCTGAGATGCGGTATCAATGAAAGCCTTACCCCATTCAGCGACAGTGCTTACGACCTGTAAGCCGATAAAGCCTTTAACACCCGTTGCGATAGTATCAAATGCGGTATTGGTTTTCTGTGCTGACTGGTTTGTATTATTCTGCTGGTTATCCAGCTTTTTAAGGCTATTTGTCAGATCATCAATTGCTTTCTTTTCATCAGCGGTTGCTTGTTTAATTGTTTTAGCAAGATCTGCAAATTTCTGTTGGTTGTTGACCGTTTCACCAGCAGCACGCGCAGCAGCCCCCTGCGTGGCTAAAAGGCGCGATTGTTCCTGCGCAGCCTCACGGGTAGCACGGGCAACAGCAGCGGCTTTAGCAGCCTGTTGGACTTGTTGTTGGGCTAATTGCTGGGATGCTTTAGCAACCTGTTGATCAGCAGCAGATAACTGGTTTGCTGCCTGTGCTGCGGCTATTGTTGATTTCTCAGTTTGATCTAACTGAGTATTAAGATTTTTCAGATCGCGGTCAGCAGACCCGGTATCTAACTTTATATCAATAGGATATTGGGCCACGGTCAAGCCTCCTGAAACGATGATACGAATAGTTTAACTCAACCGTGACCCCGTGACTACTTTGACCCAACAGCGCGTAACTTAATCAGTAATGACCACAGGAATTGAACATCAACGTTATAACACCGGGCGTAATGTTCGCAGGTTCCCCAGTCAGCCGTCATCAGATCGAGGTAAGCATTCCAGTAAAACAATGCGTCACGACGTAATACCGGACGATTGCTGATTACTGCCGGAACGGCCTTACCACGCGCTGCAGCCCCCTGTGCAACCCAGTCCAGATCATCGCCGTCTGTTTTGCGGTTCCACTGGAGGAAGTCAATTAGTTTTTTGTGATCTGTTTCTCCCAGTCGTCTTTAAACATTGCGGAGTTAATGGAGAACTGAATTACCCGCGCATAAATGGACGGCCCAAACCGATCATCGTTCATCAGTTCAATCGCTTCTTCCGGGCTGAACGGTTCAGGCGTGTCATCTTCTGACAACAATACCCAGTCCAGCATCAGGACATTAGCGACGAACTCGATCCCCTGCGGGAAATACTCCTGCTTCCAGAGACGTTCAAAAAAATCTTCAGGAAGCGCCGCGCGACCTTTCATGTAGTTCGCAACAGCAGCGTTATACGCCTGGTTAGTGGTGTTCAGGTTCAACACGATGATTTTGAAATTTTCATTCAGAATCAGTTCAGCAGAGGCTTTCAAAACCAACGGTGAAAGTGCTTTTTTAAGATGATCAAACTTGGACATGATGTTTACCTGTTATGTTAGATGACACGTTGATAGTAATAGTTCTGTACGAATTGCGCAAGGTATTTAAAATAATTCTTGACGGATTGCAGACAGGGCGGTATAGTTATCACAACGAAACGAACTGAGGGTAAGAGTGATGTTGTTCACAAAAGAATGGTACGAAATTATGGAGTCTTTTGAAAAGAACTGCAAAGGGCGTTTTCGTTTCGACCGCGAAGAAAAAGAAATGTGGAAAATTGGTGCATATTATCAGCAAGGAGAGTGCAACGAGTGGTTTAAAATGTTTCTCGCTGGTTATATGGCTGGTCGTGCGGCATATCTTAACTAACACATAAAAAGCCCCGGTTAGTCCGGGGCAGTTCTTTTACAGAGTTGGCAGATACGGGAACAGACTGAAGCCGATCATGAAGTCCAGACCCGCTTCTTCATGGGCTGTACCTGATACTGTCACTTTAACCTTCTCACCCGTCGCCAGGTTCTTAGAACCATCACCCAGCGTCATAGCAGGAATGTTAACCACGAATGCACCGTCACCGTTAACGCCAGCCAGCTCAAACGTAACGGTGGTGTTGTTGCGGATCGCCGCAAGCACCGCGCCATCAGTCATCACTGCTTCAGTATCAATAGTGACTTCCAGGTTACCCAGGTTGGTAAACGTGGCACCCATACGGCCCAGCGTGTTTTCACCCGATACGTTGTTGTTGATCGTGATGGTGGTATCTTTCAGATAGGTTGAAAGCCCACTTTCATCGATCCCGGTCAGGCGAACACGGTTGAGGTTAGTAACCGTGTTATACGCTTCGTTTTCAACGAAATCGTAATAACCAGAACCCGGCAGCGGAGTATCAACAGGCTCTGACAAATCCTGTGCGACAAATGTCAGATCCATTGTCATTTTTTCAGTCAGCGGCGCGTTAATGGTCATCTGGTTAGCGCTGACACCACGGGCATATTCGAAAATTTCCGGTTCAGTGTTATAACGCGCTTCCATCGTGTATTCAGTTTTAACAAAATCTGCTGAATCAACCGGAACGTTACGCACAAAACTGGAAACGTAAATACTAACCGTTTTCCCTGTACCGACTTCTGTTACAAACTCACTGCTTGCCAGCGTAAGCACATGGGCAGTAACGGCGACAACCCGCGCTAACTTACTGGTAACGGTCTGGGTGAAACCATCAATATAGATGTACTGGCCCGGAATTAACCCCAGCGTGGTAAAGTCCAGCGTGGTTGAGGTGATTTGCCCATTTGCATTCACCGCAATATCGCCTGCAGCCGCGACTGTACCGACTACATATAAACGTGCAGTCGCTGGCGGGGATGCCTCAGCTACCAGACCAGTAACGTTGATATCGGTAGTCGTGCTACCTGAACCAACAGTTTTCAGGCCATTGTTCGCAGCCATCATAAACCCTGCAGCATAAACTAAGGTTCCGGCTGGTAATGCGCTTGCAAGTGCGGCAACAGTATAGCTATCGCTATCAACGCTGATCACATCAATATCGATAGCCCCGGCACCCATCCAGCGGCTGTAAAGGAAGCCGTCACCCCAGTAACGGAATGTGTCCAGCGTAATATCAGTCTGAAACCCTGGTGCAACTTCAACGTTGGTTACCGTGCCTTTCCGCGCGGATCGGTCAGTGCTGATCGGGGTACGTTGAGTTTTGGTAATGTCAGCAGAATACGAACTGATTTCATTCGGTTGCTGTACAGTCCATGGTGTACCGCTGACAGGCTCGCAGACCTTAGCCACAGAAAGACGGGTTGCGTTAACGTCTGCAGCGCTGGCCTGATTACAGTTAAAAATTGACTCAGCCATTTTGGTTCCTCATTCGCTAATAGACTTCTTCGAATTCATAAGTGATAACCGTATTCGCGAGGAACCAGGCATTATCACGTCCCACATATCTTACATCAACACCTGTATAAAGTAACGGGCGATCCTGCCAGATACCTTCAAACAAACGCGCCAGTCGATCAGCAATATCAAGACTTAACGTGTCCATTCCGTATTGTGCAGGAGTGCGCACCTGTAAAAAAACGTTCCCTGTACGTAAGCGACGACGACAAACACCCTCACCACCCAGTGTTGTAATTGCCCACGGACCAGGGTTATGCGTTAAAATAAGTCCGGGTTTCTTTGTTGTGTCATCGGGAAGATTACCAGATGCAATCGTAAAACGATCCGGTGTTATCTCCACGGGGAGATTAGCCAGAACACGATTATAAACAACCCCGGATACGTCAGAGATTTTCATTGATTGAACCTCACCATAATTCCGGCTGTTAAAATAGCACGATCCACAAACCCGGATGGTGTTTGTAAGCTGCTACCACTATTCAGAACACCAATATATGGAACGTTATTCGTTATGTGCAGTGACTGACCATTAACAACAATACTGCTGATCGTTATTGTATCCTGTTCAATACGCGCTTTACTGGTTGCAACATCACCAGATGCTGTAGAAGGGCTATTAGCTGGTTGACCTTGATCGAACCACCAGTTGTTAGATGCCCATCCCGTATCAACGGGTGTACCTGTAGGTGGTTCACTGATTAAAATATTACGCAACGTTAAAACATACCGGATAACCTCACGATTTGTGAAATCCTGTAAATCAGCTTTAATGTCTTTAAAGACACCAGTGATCCGGTTTATATCATTAACGTTACGTGCCATTATGCAGCGCCTGTAGGATGAATAAACGCCATATCATCACCCAGCAAACGCGGATTTTGACGGTCTAACAACCTGTATTCACGCCCACGGTTATCAGTTACCACATCACCACGTTCAGGCACAAAAGGCGGGTCAAAAGATTTCGTATCCATAATGACCATTGTCACGGTATTGCGCGTCATGGTTGACGGATCCCATTTTTCCAGTGGGTAAACATAACCACGGCAACTGTGAACCGTAGTTTCTGTCACACCGGGTAGCGTGGGGTTGCTGGGGTTTGGTGTGGTTACAGTACGCGATACAGTCAGATCTTCACCCACTTCTGCGAGTGCGCGTGTAACACCTGCTAAAACACGGTTACGTTGATCGGACATTACTGCTCACCTTCATTAATGCGTGTAGTGTTGTTCTCAAGCGTGATAGGTGGGTTATCAAACTGCCCACGCTGAATAGCAGGGGGCATACCCTGACCAGTTAATGTAATACCGCCGACACCAAACCCTAAGCCAAATCCTGAACCACCCGGATCCGTCCCGGTATTCAAACGCAAAATAAAATCTTTTTTAAGCAAGTTCCAGGCTTTAGCGGCGTCACTACCAGAAAGTGAGATGGGGCCAACTTTAATATCAGTATCGTTACTGACCAGTGAAGCCATGTAATCACAAAGCGCGATACAGATACTTAACGGATTGGTGTACCCGTTATCGATGTACCACTGAATTGTGTCATCACTGATATCAGGAACGTTAATTAAATTGCGGATACCTTCAACTGTGATTGCCATGTGGTCACCTGTACAGAATAGTTTTCATTATTTTAGCACGAAAAAAAGCCGTCTTAAACAGACGGCGAATAATTGCATGGCTCTGGGTTAATTCTTTACGCAGTTCAGAACGTTTCACAACGTGCTTTACCCACGCTTTGCGGCTTGCCCGCCAGCAAGATAGCGATCACCTCCTATTGGTGTGATTCGCACGTGTGGTGGCTGAAGTCGCGTTCTTGCCGTCCCCATATGACCCGGCTCAAGGGTTTTGATGTCCCCGATTCATCAGCACTGTCATCTTGTACTTCACCACAACGGAAAGATAACTCCAAGTTCTTCTGTGCGTACTTTTGCGCACCGATCGTCATCAGTGCGGGCGCACCCCTTGAGACTGCTTGAAATTACCTTACCTGTTGTGTGCCCATTATTAATCACACCGGGCCAGTGCGCCAGATTCGTTGATGAGGAGCTGGAATACCTCACTGGTGTTTAGCCGTTAGGCTACTGCCAGATACATTTCTTCGTTTGCATTTATCTTTGTGGTCAGTTTCTAAAAACCCGCAAAGTCGCCACGAAAACTATCGGAAAGAGCATTGTATGGGACTCGAACCCATCAAAAGTTACGCAGCGCTACGAACATCCACCTGTCAATACCCTTACCTGATAGTTGCTGGTTACGTTTATCCAGCGTCACACATGGTGACCGATTAAAGGCTAAGGTTTTCAACAGCGTCTGCTATGCAGTTCTATCTAATCAGCGTCGCCTTGAACTAACAATACGTCAAGAATACTTGTAAGTCAACTTTTGTTCTTCACACCATTTTTCAACGGCTTTCTTACCGCGAATTTTAGCCGGGGTTAATGGCATACCGGACATATAAACGTTATAGAAGCCATCGCCTTCACTGCGGATCTCAGCTACCGGGCCAGCACTGATAGTTATTTTGTCATCTTTCTGACTAACAGTTACCGGTTCGTTGCTTTTGTTTTGGATGGTAACGGGTACAACGGCTTCAATCTGCCGCTGTTTGAACAATGCCCGCAAAATGCCAACAGGTGTACCATCGTCGGGAACAGCATCACCCGTGGCAACGTACTTACCGTGCCAGAGCATAGGACGGGTGAAACGATATTTAGCTGACGGATCAAATTCATTTTTTTTCATGATAAACCTCACATAAGCAAAAGGGGCAGCGTTAGCCACCCCTTTGTGATTACGGCAGACTGTTAAACAGCGTCGTAGAACAGAATACCCATATCCGGTGCAACCATCTGGGTATCAATCGCAAACTCTGCTTCAACAAAGTTACCGCGACGACCTTCAACACCCGGATAGGTACGGATCGCCGGACCGTTATCAATGCCCAGACCAACAAATTCATTCCAGGCAAAGGTAACAGCTGCGATAGGCTTCATGTTGCCCACTGTCGGTTCAACATAGTTCAGCATCAGCACGCCTTCAGCTGCAAACTGCATATCGGTAAGCGGGTCACCTTCTGCAGTTTCCAGACCGTCAGCAGCCATGTTAACCACGGACTGCATAATTTCGATCTCGTTGACTTCCAGCAGAGCGGCCAGCGCTTGTTGGGTCACAATACCCGGATTCTGACTGGTAGACGCACCGTTGATACGGTCGATAACAGACGGGTTACGGGTCAGAGCATCGTAAACGTCCAGGGTCATCAGCGCCTTGTTCCAGCGGCGACCGCCCGTTGCCAGCGAGAACGCTACGCGGCGAGACAGGATATCACCGATCGGGTCAGAGTTGGCATTAGACCATTTCAGGAACTGGTTACCAGTAGGACCAGATGCAACACCCTGATAGTCAGTTGCCCATTTACCCGGCACAAGGAACTTAGAAACGAAGTCGATCTCTTTATTGATCAGCAGTGCATCGGTAACAACACCTGTTGCTTCCATATCCAGCTGCTGACCGTTTGCGACGTTTGCGCGTTTTTTATCAGAGATAAAAATACGGATCGCGTCGTCATCGACGGTATAGCCTTCGCTTTTGGTTTTGTAGCCGATAGTGTTAGCAACACCATCTTCAGCGCGTTTCGAGTTAACCGGGCGACCGAAATAACCTTTCGGATAGGTAAGATACTTACCAGCCGCCAGGTTTACCGGAACAACCGGGAAATAACGAGTACCGACGAACAGTGATGTATCCTGCCAGTACGCTACCGAAAAGTTAGACAGGAATAGATCCGGGTTGCTAACGTCGCGGAAATTCTGTTTATAGCTCATCTGATTTGCTCCTGATTATGCTTTAGCGTACGGCGCACGGACTAAAGCCGTAACAACCTGATCCGCAGCGGTGGCCTGGGTCTGCGAAATTGCCACGACCAGTTGACCCGTGGTTGCAGTCTGGAATTTACCAGCGGCAGTTACTGCGAGTTCAACACCGACACCGAAAGCCGCAGCCGCTTTAATCGGAACGAATTTTTCTTTTTCGTTGACCAGATCAAAGAACTGATTAGCCGCTACATCGTCCAGTGCTACGCCGTCGATACGACCGCCAGCAGCAGGAAGTTTGTATTTCGGTACGCATGCGTTGGTGTCGCCCAGACTGGTATCGAGCACCAGACCAACACCAGCGGCGATCGCTACGCTGGCAACAGCACGGGTCGGGCGCTCATAGTTCCAGTAGATTTTGCTATTAGTAGCCATTATTCATCACCTCGCATGGTTTCGATAACATCCTGGCCTTTTTTGGTCGATGCGACGGCCTGCATGGCCTGTGCACGGGTTTTGCCTGGGTTGTTCTTCATGTATTCGCTGACCAGATCTTCAAACGCACTGGAACCTTTACCACCGGTTGGCGCTGCAGGCGTTTTACGTTCTTTCCACAGGGTATCAGCCTGTTTCAGTTTCTCAACCACGAAAGTGCGATCGGCTTCCGGCAGTTTATCCAGCGCCATGACCATCGCGGTTTTCTGGACAACTTCACCCGGAATATGTGCAAAGTCGGTATTAACGACTTCTTTAGCTTTCGCCAGCGCCGCTTCGGTTTGTGCTTTGCGGATCTGTTCGTCCTGAGTTTTCAGAACGTCATACATCGCGCCAGCTACGGATTTTTTCACTTCCTGGCCTGCCAGAGTAGTAAAAGATTCATCAGCCTGTTTCGCCATAACTACCAGAGCGTCACGGGCGGTTGCGTCCATTTTACGGAACGCTTCCTGATCGGTTTCAGGCAGAGCATCATGATACGCCTTGTGGGTATCGCTCATCTCAGCCAGAGCTTTGTATTTTTCCAGTTCGGACATTTCAATTTCCTCTGCCGTTTTTAAAACCTGGGGGATTTCTTGATCCGGGTGCAATTCTTTCCACGCGGCCCGAACCTTACTTTTCACACCTGCTAAATCAGCTTCAGGGATTTCAACCTTATTACCGCGATACCCTGGACCTAATGCGGCCAGTGCAGCGCCGACAATACGTGAATCAGGTTTTCCGCCGGGCGTGGAGGTTAAACGAAGTTTCCAGGTTGAAGGTTTTTCCGGGTCCGGTACATAAGCGTAATCGGATGCCGGGAATACTTCACCACCTTCTGTTTTACCACCCTTCGCTTTATTAAGCGAAATACCAGCGGCCTGCTGCATTGTTATAATATATTCATTTACTGCGTCACGCAATGCTGCTTGTTTATCAGTAATTGAATCATCTTTCGCAATATCCTCTGCTGACTCGCGAAGCGCTTCATTAAGCACCCATGAGTTAGAAAGGAACTGGTTCACCTGCTGTTCCAGCTGCTGTTCAGCAAGCGCCGCACTAAACGCAGATTTCAGCAGGGCTTCGCCGGGTGTTTCACCATGGGATTTAAGCATGAGGGCGTTTGCGCCTTCATGCGCTGGTTTGGTCACACCGGACAGAAAGCCAATTTTCATTGACCGCGCCCGGCGTAAATGGTTAGTGCCATCAGTACGCATTATTCAACGTCCTCATAGTAAGCAGTTCCACCGATACTATACCCGGTATATTCGCCAGACTGAAATTTTTTCAGAATGTCATCGTCGGTGATCAGCGTACCAACAATAACGCCTGTTTGATCCAGTTTTTCAACCAGTCCAAAACTTGCGGCGATATCTTCGGTCATCGGAAAAGCGAACACCACTTTACCCACGGGTTGTTCGTTGTGCATGTTATCCATGATCCGCTGATCGCCGTTCATGAAATCCAGCCATGCTTTTAACGTTACATCTTCAGGGAATTGTTCGTTGTCGGTGTCAGTGTAAATTTCTAACTGACCCGTTTCCTGATTACGTTTTTTACAAATCGAACCCCAGCCAAAAACCATCCGTAACTGTGAGTCGACCTTGTTAACTTTAACTTCGATCATTGGGTGTTTCCTCGCGAGTTAACCACGGGTGCATAGTATCATACATTTCATGCTGTTTTCCTTATCTTTTAGATCTTACCCTACTAACCCTTACTTACCTTACTTTTATAATTCTTATATAAATCTATACTATCTATGATAAGTATGTAAAAGATAATAAAAACAGTAAGTTAGAAGATAAATTTGTTAAAAATAAGTATACGCAAACTATGCAATCTATGTTACCGCTTACCAGATCTGTATAACTCTTTCATACTATCTATGTCATCTATGACGCTGAGTTACGGCTTACCAGTTTGGTAAGATGAAAGAAGATTTAAAATAATTCTTGACGAATTGCAGGTATGGAGGTATAGTTATCACAACGAAACGAACTGAGGGTAAGACGATGAAACTGATTAGCGAAACTCAAAACCGTAAAGTCTGGAAAGCAGAAAATATGTTTATCGTTGGTACTGATGCATCAACCGCGTGTAAATACATTGTCGTTGATACCGTAAAAGGTGAAACCGTTCTTCGTACCAATAGTCTGCGTGAAGCACTGGCGTATGAAGTTGAATCACAACATTCCGCTGAAACCCTGCTTGCTAATAGCGCCCTGCATTACGCGTCTGGTCTGCGTAACCCGAACGGTGATTTTTCACAGCGCCCGATGGATGCAGTGCAGCGCGAGTTCAACGAGTGCGCCCACAAATTAGGGCGTGATGATCTGGCCATAAATGGCACGTTCACGCGCCGCAATGTGCTGGCAGATAAGTTTGAAGAAATTGCCGCATCACTGGCATAACTAACCCGCCCCGGCAACGGGGCTTCAACTACAAGGAACAACCCATGTGCGAATGCATGAAAAAACTTGGTGACGAACTTCAACAACGACTGATGGAAAAAGTGCCGCAGGGGGCAGAAGTCAGTACCAACATATTTGACAAAGTGGGCTGGGATAACCAGTGTCTGGGGCTGTCATCCGGGAACATCTACGTCATGCTGAAATATCGCCTGGCGTATCGTGCGCCGAAGAAAAACGGTGAACTGGCGAAGAACTTCACGCGATTAGAAACTAACGTGAAAATGTCTTACTGCCCGTTCTGTGGTGAAAAGCAGGAGTAACGCTGATGTGTGACTTAGAATCAGTTTTTGAAGTTCGATCTGGTATGGACGGTGCACCAGGACGTGGGGAACGTGAAGGCGGCATGTACAGCAGTTTTGAACTGGCTAAAGAACATGCTGAAAAAGTCATTGAACGTATTAATCAGTTCGATAATGTTTTGTGGAAATCAGACGATCGGGCTGAAGGTGAATATTACTGGGTGGAGATAAACGAATACGATGTTATCTACCCGGAGCAGGAGTAATACCCATGACCGATCTCGAAAAACGAATTAAAGAACTGCGCAGGCGTCAGGTTTGCGTTCGTGAGAGTATCGAAATACTCAGAAAACAATGGCGCGACGATCAGGAAGAACTGGCAAAATTAGCACCGCAGGCCATTCGTTCTGGTATTAGTGTTAATCTTGAAATGTCAGAACCATGAGGTAAACGCTGATGAAACGTTGTGACGTATGTAACGGCTATCAGGGTGAACCAACACCTGTGAAAGTCGGTGATAAAGTTGATTTTGTGATCGAGAAACGAACAGGTAACAGTATTCGAATGACCGCCAGAACCGGAAAACTCATGCTGATTAAAGAAAATGGTTTCAGCGTGATTTATCGCGGGACTGTTTACCACGCTGATTCTGTTTCAAGCCCTGCTGATCCGTCTCCGATTAGTCTGGCTATGTTCGGGCGCTGTACCTGTTCAACCCAGTGAACCGATATCTTCCGGCAAACTGTACTGTACACGGCACCTGCAGTTAATCGTATTCGATGCGCTTCCGTTAGGGTCACGAGGGAACATAAGCGGCCCTAACGGTGTTGAAAACGGTCTGTTCATTGGGATCCACCCGTTAGTTTCCCCGGCGCTAATATGTGCGTCACGAGTGCGTGTATCGTGACGATATAACCAGCGCTTTAACAGTTCGTTACTGATAGCCCCGGTAATCTGCCCTTCACGAATTGCCAGATCCTGACCAACAGATGTTGCACGTAATGACTCAGTACGTGCAATTGTCTCTGTGCGCTGTTTTACGTAGCGTAAGCGGGTTTGTTCAACAATCTTATCAATCTGGCTTTCAGACAGTTTCCCGGCGCTTACAGCGTTTTTTGCGCTATCAGTCACGGTGGTTAAGCTGTTCACATAACCTGCTTCACCTTTTTCAAGCGCAGCACGTAACCGTTGAACAGTTTGTTCCTGGCGACTGGTTAATCCGATACTGGAACGAAAATCACGAGCAATCTGGCGCGGGTTACGCCCGGTAATAACGCCCTGATTAACAGCAATCTGAACCGCTTTTACCGTTTCATCGCTTACTTCGCGGATCATCTGTCCAACGTAGTTATTGATGTATGCACCGACCCGTGGGTTAACAAGGCTGAAAACCACGGGGGCAGTAACAGCTGCTTTCGGCAGAACCTGAACGACTACACGACCTGATTCAGCTATCGCGTTTTCGATAACAGGTCGTAGCTGTGCGCTCAACTCATCCGGGAGGGTGTCAAGAATGGGAAGTAACCCGCTAATACCCTGAGTTTCAATAATGTATTCAAGGTTTGCTAAAGACTCACTACGGCGCACGTTTTCCCACACGATGTTCAGTGCTTCACGGATCCGCAGGTCATATTTATCAGCAATGTCCGGGTATGGGTCTTTCATAGAAAAGCCTCAGCGTGGTTACTGAGGCTTATTGTATCACAGGTTTATCATGCGTTGACCAACTTCACGATCAGTTGCGATCAGCAGGCGCTGGAGTTTGGCAACATAGCCTGATGGGAATGGTTGTGAAAGAACAACGTCAAGCATTTTGATTGTGTTTGGCATTGTCATTCGTTGTTTCAGTGCCTGTGCACAACGTTTTAACGCAGTATTTGGTTTATCTTTATTCATCGCAACACACAACTGCAATGTTATAACGATATCGATAAACTCATGCACACCGATTACTTTCGGATGATCTGCAGGATAACCGCTATATTCTGCAGAACGTTCTAAATTATGACTGAAATTCACGTTTAGTCACCCCTTGCAAACGGTTCTTCACTTCCCTGATCTGTTCTTCCAGGTGTTCTACTGCTGCTAATGCACGTTCATAATCCAGTTCCAGATCGCGAAGTAATTCAGAATCTGAGCGCTTTTGTCCGACCATATTTATAAACCCTTAGTGACTGTAATTCTCTTGCGAGATTTAATAGATCTATGGTGTCTAATTTATATTCACCATTGTTTTTAATGATCATTGAAATTTTATAATTTTCAACTGGTTTATAATCCGGTTCACGATTCATTGGTGTTACACATGACCGTGGGATTTCATCAGGTTTAAAACCTTTTCTTAACCAGTATTTAAACAGTCGCACTGATACACTTGCACGCTCTGGAGTTTTAAAAACCCCAAGATGGCATTTCTTTTGATTTACATGAACGCCTGCTGAAAAACCAGTAGTGCTATAATATACACCCGGAAAACCCTTCATAACTGTTCCCCCAGGTCACGCGCCACACGGTCAATTAAACGGCATGTAGCTTTAGGTTTATCACAATTATCAACCCACTGTTCCGTATATTGTAAGTCGTCAGTGAATACCGATTTATCACGGTCACAGTGAATGATAATCATGCTGTGTTTTACCATCAGGTGAAACGCCTGCAACTCACTTATCATTCAGATATTCCTCAGCGTGCAACGCAGCATAGGCGATCATATCTTCCAGACTGTCACGATGTGGTGTTTCAGTATTCGAATAGAAACGAACTGCTTTTAATAGCACCATGAATAACCAGCCTTCACCTGGTGTTAAATCGCGTTTAGTGATCGCATTAAACGCCGCGACGATTGCAGCCGCTGAACGTTCTTCACCTGATTTGTCGTACTGTTTACCACGTTCAGCCAGAAGTTGTGCAGCGTGATTTAACAGTTCCGGCGCGGTTGATGGTTGTTCTACGGGACGATGTTCAACAATTCGCCATAATGCAGGATCAGACATTGAAAAATTAGTACCCGTTTCAATCTTCATCATGCGAGCCTGCGAACGAGGTAATTCCGACCAGTGATAATGATCACTAAGTTGATAACCTGTGCGTATAACAACACATTCAGCCCACTCAGGCGCTTTACTCCAGTCAACTTTACTCATCGTTTGTTCCTCGTTGGTTATAAATAATTCTTGACAGATTACACTACAGGACGCAGTATTGCAAGTGTCGAAACACAATGAGGAACTAAACAATGTCTAACCTTTACATTCAACGACTCACTAACCTGGCTGTGATCCCAACGCGTGAAACGGCTGATAGCGCCGGGATGGATGTTCGCGCATGTCTGTGGTCTGAAACTGTGACAATCTTCCCGCCTGCAGGCGCTAAACTGGAACGAAAACCCATTGAGGGTATTATTGGTATTTACCCAGGCGAACGCGCACTGATTCCCACTGGTCTGAAAATGTCTGTCGATGCTGATCATTGCATCAAATTCTACCCTCGTTCCGGCCTCAGCCTGAAAAATGGTATGACACTGATCAACTGCGTGGGTGTTGGTGACCGCGATTATCCCGGCGAATATTTTATCACCCTGGTTAACCATTCCCACAAAGTGTTCATGCTGGAACACGGTGAACGTTGCTGTCAACTGATGGTAGAACGCGTTGAACCGGTAGCCGTGGTTGAAGTGGAGCAGTTGCCCGGCGTGGAAAGTCAGCGTAAAGGCGGTTTCGGATCAACGGGGCGTAAATGATGACTAATCGTGAATTGCTGATCAATGCGGCCCGCGCTGGTGAAATTGAGGGTAAATACTATATCGCGTATGGCGAGCGCGACGTAAACGAAGGGATCGATATCGGCGGTGGTCGCTTGTGGAACCCGCTTATTGATAACGGTGATGCTTTCAGTTTGATGGTACACCTGTATTTAGATCTGGATGTTAGAGATTATGCAGTTTTAGTGAACAATCCAGATACTGGTGTTCGCTATAAACAACTTACTCCACACGGGGAAGACCGTGAAAAAGCAACCCGTTTAGCGATCGTTAACTGTGCTGCAATTATTGGGGAAAACTTATGAAACAGTGGAAATATATCAAAGGTTCTGAAAAAGATTTTGAAGGTGCGCCTCACTGGGCGCTCAGTGTATGTCAAGGATCCTTGTGTCTTGTATTTTACGAGCAGGTGATAGGTCTTGGTCACTGGCAAAATAAGAGTCGGGAAAAAGAAGAAGGTTATGACGACGTAGGCGGTTTACCACTCATCGCACAGCGCGAACTGATCGAGGTGTGGGACGGTCAAGGGCTACCAACTGTCGGTACAGTCTGCCAGTGGAACAACGGCACGGAATGGACCACCGTTAACGTACTGGGCGTCAACGGTAACGAAGTGTGGGTTAAGCCTGAAGACGGTTCTGAATCGTTTGTGGTTGATGACGACGATTTCAAACCACTGCCTGATGAACGTGAAACGGTTATTAATGAAATGCTCGGATCGGTCACTAATTATAATATGACCGCTGTTATCCATGCGTGCCGGGAACTTTACGACGCTGGCTACCGCAAGCACTGTGCAGCACCTGGTTTCGAATACCGTTTGGTTTGTCAGTGTTGCGGGTCTAAAGTTGAACAGGGTCAGGAACTTTATCACGGGTGCGACTCATGACGATTATGAAAAATGGTGTTGGGGATACGGTGGCGTTTCTCCCGAAAGTTATCATTACGGATCCGTCACTGGTTGACTATCCGCGAACCACGCCACAAGCTGGGGCAAGTTATACTGACCTGTGCGATGATATAATCCGGGGTTGTGATATCGGTATAGAGAAGTTGCAAAAACTGCGTCAGGTGTACGAACAACGGCGCGTCATGGCTGGGATGGGTGTTCCGCCAGTATTCGACGTTTCAAAATAATTCTTGACGGATTACACATGGACGTGTACTGTTAACTCAACAACTGGTTAAGGAGATTTGAAAATGTTCGTAATCCTGTGGATCCTCTTTAGCGCTCTGGTTGGTGCCTTTGCCAAACATACCGGGCGCAACCCCGGAACCTGGTTCTTTATTGCGGTTTTAACCAGTCCTGGTATCGGTGCAATACTGCTGTTGATCGGCTGGTTGCTGAATGGTTCAGTGAAAAAAGAAGTTGTGAGCAATCACAAAATGTTCGGCAGTTACGAAGCGGCTTATAACTACGTGACTAATAATTACAACGTCGATATGTATTATCGGTCACAGGTTGCTTCTGAAATTTATCGACTGGCCCGCAACACGGACGACTGCGATCAAATCGTTGCAAATTATGTGGGGTAACCATGACATACAACCAGAAAGTTTATTCACTGATAGCAATCATATTAATTCTGTTCTGGTCGTTGGTGTTTTGGGGTCTGTTATAGACCCCTTTTTTTATTTAATCAATAGACGGTAAACCTTCACCAGTTTTATCAATTCCCGCTGTTGGTAATCCCGCCTCTTTATACACGAATTCCTGAAGTACAGGATCCGGGAATACTGGCGCGCCAGCCTGTGCCAGACGTGTAAGCGCAGTGGTCAGTGTTTCAATACTGTCTTTACTTATTGAGCCAGCGCGTAACGTTGGTTTATATTCATCCGGGAACGCATTCAGTTTCCATAACTGCGGGATTAGCTGACGGTTAATACATTCAACGTTGCTATCGATACGCGACTGCATCGCACGGATCCACAGTTCTGTACGGCTACCCAGATTCGCCTGGTTGCCTGTATTCCCACCTGTACCAAAAAACATGAAGTCGGCCAGTAGCGCACGGGCAATACTGGTATCGAGACGCTTAATCGTGCGGTCGATATCCACGGCGTTAGACTGTTCAGGCGTCAGGAATTCCAGTTTAACCTGTTGTTCACCGCCGTATGTCGTCACCCCTGTTTCGTTATCAAACCCGGTAATATACGGTTTTGAGTAAATCACCAGACCAGACTGTTCATTGCGCTTAATATTAGCCGCGATGTTTTCAAATTCATCTATCATTGCCTGTGCTAACTGACGTTGCTGTTCAGACAGCGTCGGATCGTTAGCCGCTTTTTTAATGTCAGGGTTAACGGTAATGACCGGGAAACCTGTTCCACGTTCTGCCAGAATTGCTTCGATTTCCAGATGAACTTTTTTGTAATACCACGGGCGATATGCTGTGCGCAGCAGTGATAAACCTTCCGGGTTACCTTTGTTCGGTGATGAAATCAGATGCAGCGATCGTGACCGGGGGATCAGTTTGCTGATATTGGTTGATGGCTGACGCTGATGAATACCCGTGACATAACCTGTCGGTTCTTCAATCTCCCAGCCGTCGAGCGTTTCAGCCGCAACCGGAACGAGACGGGCGATACCCACGGAACCATCGGGTAAATCTTTAACCCAGACGTCATACCATCCCCAGCCGAAAACATCGGTGTCGGTCCAGGTCTGAACGAATGCTGACCAGGTGTCATCAGGTAACGCACCCTGTGGATCACCCATCTGGTTTTCAATAGCATTCTGCAGCCATTGAGCGTATTTAACAGCTTGCGGGTCTTCTTTATCAGACGGGTCAAAAATCCACTGTACGGAACGATAAACGCTGTTCATGGCAAACAGTACACCACCGATCGTTTCGTCGTTCTCTGCCATCTGGCGAAGGATACGACGACCCTGTTTACCGTTGAGTTTAGGTAAAAAATCATCGTTAACCTGGTTGCCTGTGCGACTGTATCCGGCAACGGCTAGTTGTTCAAATTGGTCATCTGCCATCTTCACAGGCTCCACGGGTTTATTCTTAACATATGTTATATCAGGCGGGTTAGTTTTGCACGGGGTTAAAATAATTCTTGACGAATTGCAGATGCACGGTTATGCTTTGAACATGAACTGAACAGAGGGTGAGATGATGTACAAGAATAACTGGGATACTTTTACTTAATGGCGAGCACAGTTGGGTTTTGTAGCCGCTTATTATTTCATTAAGGATTTACGCGACCAGTGGTTAGAATGGAGAAAACACAATGAATCCGAAAAATAAACACCCGTTGACTGAAAATTCCCATGATACCCGTTTTGAACGTCGTGAAGCAGAAATTAAACGCCTGATGGCGGCTGGTCACACTATGAAACGCGCACGTCAAATTGCTAAAGACAAGGGGTTTTAAAAATGAAACCGATTGAAAACATCACCTCTGGTAATATTGTTTTCGGACCAAAAAACCTTGCTAAATTTCTCCCGGCAATGGGTAGTATCCCAGAAGAGTTTTTCAAAGACTCTAACCCGTGGAACAGATGGGTTAGCAAATGGTTTTACAAGGGTCTGGAAAATTACGCTGTTGCAGTAGAAGGTGTAAATTTCAAAGACGCCCACAAACATATCAAAGTGATTCTGGCTAGTTTCGAACCGAAACACGAGCACAAGATCGCTGGGTGTGCTTACCTGGCTTCACAATGGTTTGTACCGGAGACTGTGAAATGAACCATATTGAATGGCTTCAGTCAATGCACACGTTGCATGGCGCAGTTGAAATATTATATGTAGTTGATGGTTACCAAATCCAACGAACATATGATGACGTAGAAATCGGCGTACCAATTAAGGCTAATACATTAGCTGAGTGTATTGACATCGCTGTTGAAAAAGGCTGGGAACCATTAACAAGCCGTAATATTAACAGTCACATCGGGGAACAACCATGAACCATGTAAACGCTATTCGCTGCAATGATGAATACCAGTGCTCGCATTGCGGTAAGTCGTGGGATATCCACGAGGAAGCGCCGGACTGTAAAATGACACTGGTTAGTCTGATTAAAATGAAAACAGTTGATTATTTCGGTTTGAGCTTGGATGTTCCTGAAGGTTCAAAGTGTATTACCACAGATGCCGATGGGACAGTTTGTGCCTGGCACGAGTTACCGGAAACTAATGATTACGAAACTGAATGGGGTTCTGCTTTCCCACCTTCAGTAGTTGCACATGTCCATCTACACGGTCTGGACTGGCGGGAGACTCTCAGAAAATGCTGATTGGATACGTGTTAGTAATCATTCTGAACGGGTCGATGATTGAACCTGTAAATGATAACGTTCTTACCTGGGACGAGTGTCAGGCAGCATTGAAAGTTGAACAGGTGTATCATCCTGAAAATAAATACGGCTGCGCTGACGTTTACCGCGATGAAAACGCCCCGGAGTAACGGGGCTATTCAATTTAAGGAGTCGGAACAAGCTGTTCGGCAATCAATAGCACCTGTGTAGCAGTAAACGCTGCACCGTTACTGACGATCGTCAACTCTGTACCGTTCGTTGCAATATTCCCATCCTGGTCGATACTCAGGAACGTTCTGAACGATACATTATCACTGGTCACGCTACTATCTCGTGAATAAGTCAGTGTGTTACCTGTTGTACCGACAAAATTTAGGGTCATGCTGCGGTTTTCGGTTGATCCTGCCCATGAACCAATCAGGTTAAGTTTAAAATTAACCGTCATGTTCTGGTTGAATACGTGCAGTTTGTTGTCAGTGGTGTTGAAGAATGGCGCTAACGTACCACCGCTGGGGGTGAGTGCTTTCAGTGCGTTAATCAGGTTGATCGGCGATTCGGTTGGAATAACCAGTGAGATACCAGACCAGGTTACCTCTGATTTCTGGCGCACGTAGGATGCACCCTGTAGACTATCCAGAAAATCCTGTTCACTTCCTGTGTTACCCTGCTGTAGCCAGATGTCATAAGCGCTTGCCCCGCTGGTAATATCAATATCGCTGACATACTGGAAAAAACGCACCGGATTATGACTCTCACCCGGTAAAACTGTTGTTGTACCGTAAAGAAATTTACCATCACTCAATGCATCATTGATTTTGGTCAATAAATCGTCACTGGTTTCACTACTCAAGAGTGTTAGCGTGGTCATTAGAATATACTCCCGTAATCTGGTGTTCCGACAGCGTTTACTGTACCTGTAAACGTTTCTTCCTCGAATTCTACGCGCTTCGGTGAAGTAGCAATAACGGTTGCGTCGAAAAAGTTAGGTGATTTAGAGCCGTTTGGTTTTTTATCAATAACTATTTTCCCCGCACCATTAGTGCTATACGTTGGTTGGCATAGTTCTGCCTCAAGACGCTGCGCGTTTTCCATTGTCGGATCAATCAGAATAATCTCATCAGGATCCTGTGGTTGACCTTCAACGTACCATTTATAAATTCTCTGGCAACGCATACGCAGCGCCCATGATGCCTGTGCTTTATAGTTGCTGAAATAATCTTTGTTCGTTTTACGGTCTTTATCGCCCGGTATCGTTCCGCCGATAATATCACCGCCAGGATTGACAACTTTTCCGTTCGGTAACCACGGACGAACACGGAACCGCAACGTATCCTTACGATCGTTAGCCGCTACTTTAACGCCAGCACCCACGCCGTTAACTTCATACCAGTATTCATCAACACCGATCATGTTCGCAGCATTCAGCATACCAGGTGCGGCCAGTTCAGCGCTGCGGTGGTCAAGTTGTAGATGCGTGATAAATACACCATGAGCAACGACCAGTGCACTCGCATCTTCACCACCGTCTGCGGCATCCTGTCCGGCAATGCGTTTACCTGCTGGTGCAAGCAGACCGTTTGCTTTACGCCACGCGATATCTTTGAACGCATCGAATGCGGCCCGCGCCCATTCAGCTTTGATGAGTACACCCTGAACGGCTGCAGCATAATCGCGGTCAACTTCCTGTGCGAAAATATGCTGTAAACCTTTTTCAGCGAATGACTGTTTTTCGCGCTTGTACCATTCATCATCTTTCGCCGGGTGATCGCGCCAGTCCAGAACCATGACGCGCAATTTACCACGGGGTATTTTCTTACCCGGCTCCCATTCAATACCTGCTTTACGGTTGCGATAAAAAACGTTACCGACACCGTTAACAGAACTGATATCGATACGAACGTTGGTGTTAGCTGACAATGACGCTTCGATCAGTTCAGGGCGATCAACGTGTGCAGCCTCATCGAGAAAATAAATTGATTTACGACCACCGCGCCCGATGTTATCCCCGGCCTCACCAGTGATTGTTGCACCGTTTTCCGGGTTGATACATTTCATGAACGTCAGGTGATCTTTTTCACGGTAACCAACCGGGCGTAATTCAGGAGGCAGAGCGCGGATAATCTGGCGGATTTTTTCAAATATGCTGTCAGGATCCCCCAGTTTATCAACGAGCGTTTCTTTACGTGACCCCCAGCCAACTGACGAACCGGGACGATAGAGCCAGGCCCACACGGATAATCCGCAGGCTACCCACGTTGCGCCATAGTCGCGGGATTTTTCCCATAATCCTTTTTCTTTATCTTCGAGCGCTTCATAAACGAACTGAATCATATCGATCTGACGCTCAAACAGACAGAACGGCATGTTCGGCGGAAATTCCGTACCAACGTTACGCGGATCGTAGGTAAACGCCCAGTCGAGGATGAACGCCACCGGGTTAGTTTCATAATACTTTTTCAGTACCGGAATGATCGCCCGATCGGTGCGCATACGGTTTATCAGGTTGATACGGTCGATGTAACACTGACGGTAATCAGGCCGTGGTTCACCTTTGCGCCAGATCCGTTCATCTTCTGCGTAAGCGTCCCGCCAGCGCGGGTACTTGTGAATGTTGCCAGCGAATTTATTCATTGTGATGTTCCGTTTTCAACAGTTCTGTACAGTTTACCACGGGTTATCGTAGCTGGTATTGGTTAAAATAATTCTTGACGAATTGCAGATGCACGGTTATGCTTTGAACATGAACTGAACAGAGGGTTTAGAAAAGATGGACGTTAGAATTACTAAATCAAACTGTACTTTTGTTACGGTTGGTGAAATCACAGAAATTTTAGATAGTGCCAGTGGTGATAAGTTAATGTGGTCTAACTCACTACTAAAATATGAAAAACTATCATGGGTTACAGGTTTCTGGGGTGTTGAGTACGAAGAAATAACCGAATAGAGGGTTCATTATGGCCGTTTTAACAATCGCCGAAAGGAAATGGGTTGAAAAAGTAAATAAAATATTAGCGCAATGCCCATCAAAGCGTATTGCATTTGCCACCATTGGTGATTGTGATGTGACGTTATTCGATGTAACGCGCTACCACGAAATATGTGAAGCCGTTGACAATGGGAGTTGTGATTTCATCCCCAGCGCGGATCGTATCGGTGCTGTATTCGATGAGGTTTTAAGATTTCCTAATCAGGTTGAAAGTACAGCGGGGTAATCATTATGGCTAACACTGACGGAAAATTAGTGGTGATGGTTTCTATACCAATCACACATTACGTTGAACTTAAACACTCGCTTCAAACGGTGCTGGACACGTTCGGGCGTACTGATGGTGTTTGTGTAACGACGCAGACAAAGCAACACGTTCTGCAAAACATCCGCGAACTGCTGGGACGGCTCGAACATGAATAACACACCCTGGCGTTTCCTCCTGACATCTGATGATATGGACACAATCGCTGCGTATAGTGTTCAACCGCGTTGTCTGATGTTATCACAGTGTGCATCGTTGTTCATGATGCGCTCATGGCAGATCGTGCAAAACACACTGAACAAAATTGAATACCAGTCGAAGAGGGGTTACTGATGCCTGTAGTTAGCGGATATTCAATGGACCTTTACTGTGATTGTCGAATGTGCAACCAACCCAGAGGTTCATTTTTCACAACTGAAGTTACCGTATTCGCTGGTGAAAACTTTCGCGATTGCCTGAAACAAGCGAAGCAAGCCGGATGGGTTTTCAAAGAACGCAATACGGTCTGCTTCGCGCCTGGTCACGGGGTGATTAAATATGACGCGTACAGAAGCAGTAATGATTAAAGTTTTAGATTACGGTTGGCCTTATGGTGTAAGAAAAATAACTGTTGATTGCGATTGCCGCGTTTTCTTTGACGAAATATTTACGCGTGGATTTATAAATAAACAGCAGATAACTGAATTTATTTATGGTGTTGATGTTGTGATTACTGAAAATGACTACAACAAATGGAAAGTGAGTAAATGAATTTCATCAAGCGTCTTTTTTGCAAACATCAGTGGTATCTGTTCAGAACCATTCACGGGGATGAACGCAACTACGCGACTGAAGAACACCGCTGTAAACTGTGCGGTAAACATCGCTATTCCGGCTGTAATTTTAAGGTGCACAAACTATGAAACAGACTGACGAAATAACAATAGCAATGATTAACGCTGCACGAGATATTACCATTGCTAAAATTAACGCAAAAGGTTTTAAATTTGACAGTTATGTAAATCATGTTAACTGGTTTGAACGATCACTAAGAGATGTCAAAGAGGGTGTAGAAAAACACCTCGCCTTAAAATCAGACTAACCCCCATAGCCTCCCCGGAAATCCGCACTACTCTGGGGGAAACACAGGAGGGTGCGGAAATGCTTAGATTTGTTTTGAAATTGTTAGCAATAATGGTTGCATGGTTCGTCGTACAGTCTGCGTATGACTTACGTATTCGCAGCCAATGCACCGATTATCAAAGAATTACTCAGACTACTACCGTTTACAGCAACGGTATCTGTTACGCGATAGACAGTACAGGACGGTTTAAAATAATTCTTGACGGATTACGAATTACCCGATAGACTTCTGGTTGTACACACAACCCGGAGTCAACAAAATGTCCATCTATCATGTTGGTCAACATGTGGAAATCACCAACCCACAACTAATCGACGTCCTCGCACGGCGCAAAACAAAACCTTTCGGTCAGATTATCGCTATCGACCCACAAGCTGAATACCCCGTAAAAGTTCGCATCACCGACGATACGGGGTTTCAAATTCCCTTCTTATTCGACGGTGAACGCTGCGATTACACCTTTTCGTTTACCTGGTCCGGGCAGCACGATCACCGCAGCCTGTCGCCTGATTTCGCGGTACTGAACGTATGAACAACATTATTGTAGGTTTTTATCCTTTTTCCGAAACGTTGAAACAGTTCCGCGAACAGGCGAGCAGTCTGGGCAAACTCACGATCGGTGATTTCGAAATATTTACCACTGGATTGAAACCACCACAGGTTACCCAACAGTTACCGACCAGACAGCCGCGCCGTAAAACTGGTGTTGCACAGTCCCGGCGCGATGCACGGAAAAGAAGGAACCGGAAATGACCCGCTTTGACTGGTCACCCACGGTTGAACTTGAACCGGGCGTAACTTACATCCCAGCAGCGGTTGATGATAACGGTCGTGAACGAATGATCAACTGCCGCTGCGGAACTGTACCGATCATTAAAGAGGATGTTGAAGGTGAAATTATTCGTCACTATGACACCGACACCAAACGGTAATGAATATTTTGCTGTAAAAACTAATGCGGATGTTGCACCTACTGGTGGTTATGGATGGTTTGTATGGTCTAAACACGATGCGGAACAGTTAGCCAGTAAACTAAATATCCCATTAGTTTGTGAGTATCCTGAATGGAACCAAAATAAACCCATTAACCCTTTTAACAAGGTGTCACCATGAAACTATCCGAAGCACTGGCACGCCAGCGTGAAATTAAGCATCTGACAGATGAACTGAACGTAGCAATAAACGATGCTGTTACTAACGGTATGTTTATTGAAGTTGACGTAATCGAATATCAAACATTATCAAAGGCTGGTAATACACCGAAAATCGAAACAACCATTAAAGTTAACCCACAGGAAATCGAATAATTATGAACTTCTTTAAAAACGCAATTATCTACCGTATCAGTAACCCTATGTCACTGATGGCACAACTGGCAACCATTGAACAACAGTTGCTGCCGTTCCAGTTTACGCCGTGCGGCTCCCAGGATACGGCACGCACTGGATGGGTTCCGGCGACTGCTTTCAGCCAGACCCTGGCGCATCGATCGCACACTCAGTATCTGTTAACCGTGCAACGTCAGGAAAAAATCCTGCCCGGTCCGGTTATTAAACAGGAACTGAACGCGCGTATTGCGAAACTGGAAAGTGAACAGGGTCGTAAACTGAAGAAAACAGAGAAAGACAGCCTGAAAGATGAAGTGTTGCAGTCTCTGTTACCACGAGCATTTACCAAAGACAGCCGCACGCAGTTGTGGATCGATGTTATGAGCGGTCTGATTGTTGTCGATGCGTCCAGCGCTCGCAAAGCTGAAGATGCACTGGCGCTGCTGCGTAAAAGTCTGGGTAGTCTCCCGGTTATCCCGCTGACCATTGAAAATCCTGTTGAACTGACGATGACTGAATGGGTCCGTTCCGGCAACGCACCATCGGGTTTCGCGATCGGTGATGCGGCAGAACTGAAAGCGATCCTGGCTGATGGTGGTATTGCCCGCGTTAAGAAACAGGACCTGGTAAGCGATGAAATCGCAACGCACATCGAAGCCGGGAAAGTTGTCACTAAACTGGCGCTGGACTGGCAACAGCGGGTTACGTTCACGCTGACTGATGACGCGATTTTAACGCGCCTGAAATTCTGCGACGAACTGATCGACCAGAACGACGATATCGATCGTGAAGACGTGTTAGCGCGGTTTGATGCTGATTTTACACTGATGACAGGTGAACTTTCAGCGCTGATCAAACAGCTTGTAACCGCTCTGGGCGGGGAGGCTCAACGATGAAACGTAGTGATGCCGAACATAAACACTCTCAGGGTTATAAATCTATTGAAGGTCAAAACTGTCTTTCTCATTTTCAGTCAGCGGAAACCCTGGAAGAAATCAACCAGAAAACACTGACCATTCGTGATCAGTTTGCGATCGCTGCATTACAGGGGTTAATAGCTCATTCCTCTGAAAATCAGCCAATATTCAATACACCCGGTGAAGCGTTTTCCTATTATGCAAAAGGCGCATACGCCTATGCTGATGCAATGCTGGAGGCCAGGAACAAATGAAAACCTATGATGGTGTACCCGTGAAGATTATCGCTGAAAACACGCGCGGCGATCTGGAACTGGAAGTAACTGAAAAAATGCCCTGGGAATCGTCGCCTGATGTTGGCGACCGTTTCTGGGTTCCTGGTGACGACAAATATTTAAAAGGTGATACAGAATGAAAACAGAACAGGAACGTATTATTCAGTGGTTGTGCTCTGGTGAAACAGGTCTAAGTTCTAAGACGATGGTTTGCATTCACACGGGTAATGAAATGGATGGTGACTGGGGATTTCGTGCACCGTCTGATGTTGCTGACTTTCGCCGCTGTTGGTTTTTGGTTGAGGCTGTACCAGAAATCAGAAACAGTTTCCCGTTGATAGCAAAACGTGTCCCATCGTTCAAAGGTGTGATTGAAAATTGGGACGCAATTAGTGCTGCTTACGAACGTGAACGCGGTGCGGGTAACTGTCCTGAAACGTATCGGTTGTTGAAAGATGCACTGAAAAATTAATAAAGGTTGCCCGGTAACGTCCGGGCTTCTTTTTTAAATGGTTGCTAAACCGGTTTAGTTTTCGCTGTGTGCTGTTTTCTCGCATAAAACATATCAACGTACTGCTTACCTTACTTCAACGCCTTCTGATACAACTGGGCGATATCTTCAATGTTGGCACCGTCCGGCACCGTCTGAACCAGATTACCGACCGCCCCTGACAATTCCACACGCTCAACGCTATTCCCGGTGATTTTATCCAGGTTCTCCGATGCTTTCGCCCGCGTCTTAGGATCAAACAGTTCGCGCGTCTCCAGCGTGTACCCGCCTAACAGGTAGCGTTTGTAACGCACCACGTATTGCTGCAGGTGGTTCGGAATATCGTCAGTGCTGTTCACCCACAGGTGTTTGCATTCGTCGTTGTCCTCGCCGGGGATCACTACACGTTTGCAAAACGGTTCCAGCAATTCTTCAGCGGTACTTGCCGCACGCTTCCACCATTCGACACGGGACGATAACGATTCACCGACAGATTCCAGCGCATGACTTCCCATTGCGTCGAGATAGTTTAACACCTTCGTATTCGACAGCAGACGGTGTGCGGTCGTCGCTGCAGCCGCCTCAGTGTTATGACCCGGATAAGACCTTAAAACGCACTGGGCGTTACTCAGACCGTTATTTGCGCGATCTAGCCACAGGTTGGCGAAGTTAAGCTGTTCGGGACTTAATTCCAGACTGGCACGTTTCGCACGATCTGAAATTTTCATAAGCTAGTTTCCTCTTACCATTTTGGTTAATTTTGCACAATTTATCACGGATTGTCTACAACATACTTTAAGTCGTTGATAACATTGAAAATCATAGATAGTATGGTATTTTCCTATAACTTTTTAATCCCTCCTAGTTTACCTTGTTTCAGCTTACCAGTTTAACTAGCCTAACTATACCTACTTTATAATTTCTTATATATCTATACTATCTATACTATCTATACTATAAAAAGATAAATAACTAATATATAAGGATTTTTAGTTTCAGCTTACCAGATGTGCTTGGATGGTTTACATAGAACTTTAGCAATCTATGTTTCAGCTTACCAGATGTAACAAGGTTTCTCTTTCATCCTACCAGTTGTAACAAGGCCAACTTTGATCCTGTTGCATATAAGAGTTGTACTTGTTTCATATAAGGCGTAAACTTGACCTAATCACATCTGGTAAGGTGTAACAACAATGAATTTATTCGATAAGTTTGCTCGTCACTTTGGTTCAGCAGACAACGCTGTAAATTATCTGAACATGATGGGTTGCAACGTAAACAAGGGTCGTTTTACTGAATGGATGACAGGAAAACGGCTACCACGGGCAGAAACATTAAATCTAATCCTCAGTACGGTAACGGGCGGGGAACTGGATCTGAACCCTGTGGTCATCACCACGCAACCGCCAACGCAGCCGCACGTACTGAACAGAAGCGTCAGCGTTGATACCCTGCGTGCGGCGTTGCCTCATCGTCGGTTCAGCGATAATTATTTTCAGCAGTTGCGGATGGTGGATAAGGAAGTTGAACAGGTGATCTACGGCTATGACGTCTGGGAACGGTTCAGGGATCAGTGTGGCGGGACATTTAAGGCGGTTGACGTGCTGCGTAACGCCGGGCTGAATCGCCGGGTCACTGAGTCATGGGTATTGAACCGGATCGACAGCGGCTGGTATCCTGATGTTCTGAACTATATGGACGGCGTGATCCGCGACGGTTTACCACAGGCAGAACCGGACGCAACACCACGGGTAATGAGTCAAAAGGATGTAGTGATCCGCTATGGCTTCGACGTCTGGAAACGGTTTGAAACGCTGTGCGGCAACTTCAATAACGCGCTGTACACTCTGCGCCGGAACACCACCGGGTACAACATTACGGAAAACTGGCTACACAATCATATCGGGCGGGAATGGCCTTCTGATGTGCTTGATGTAATGGTGACGCTGACAGAGCGTTATGAAGGGACAGGTACGCTGTTTAACGCGATGACCACACAGGCTACGGTAACGCCGGAGATCCGCGAATACGTTCGACCGTTCGCCATGATGATGAACCCGCAGTGTGATTTTAACGCGTTCCCGGACGATGTGATTATGCAGTTTTACACGGATATGCAGCGGGGTTGAGCGCCCCGCCAGCAGTTCAGAAGGGATGACAGTTTGTTGCAGATAAGGTGATCAGCGTTTCTTTCGCGGTGTAGTTGCCGTTGTCTTTTACGAACATCCGTTTACCGTCTTTCGACTTGCCGAACCCGTAGCGGTTAAGTTTCAGGCTCCAGCTTGTCAGGTCGCTGGTCATCACCACGAACCGATCCACATCATCAACCACAGTTGCGCCACCAGGCCGTGTAATGCTGTCCGTTGAGTTCAGCCGGGTGATTGTCAGGTCACAGCGTTTTAACTCCGCACCGTTTACTGCAGCGGTTGCCAGCAGAGAGATCAGAAGTAATCGTTTCATTGTTTGCTCACCTCAGACGGCGGTACAAGATAATTTTGATAATCTATATCACCTGTTTCAATATGTTGCAGATTACCCTGACTGTTTGTTTTAAACTTACCTAACGGTAAATACTGGCGAGCAAATACGTTATGCCATTTACCATATGGTGTCGGATTACCATCACGATATTTAACAGGCCCACACGCGGAACACAACCGTTTACCTTTTCTTTCTGGTGCATATGACCAGTTGTACAAGCGCTCAAAGAACCCGTTGAAACCTTGAGAAGATAAAGCAGTATTTTCAACACACCCACAATGTTCACATTGAAATAGACTCATCGCCACCACCATTCGATTGCGACATGACCGATCCAGAATGCGCGAAGCGGTTGATCGTGCCAGAAGTAAAAGTAACCCCAGCGTTTAGCAGGTTGCCAGCTTACAGAAACCCACCAACCGGGCAGTTTAATTTTCATGGTCTGCTCACCTCCACTGATAGTGTAAGAGTCTCCCCAGTAACAAGTTGGCAACTGTAACTGTTACCCGTCTGATAGCAGTGTTCAGCAACGGCTTTGATCGCCATATCAGTAACGTCCTGTTTTCCTGCTAACCAGCGCCCGGACTGACCACCATTACTGGTTTCCATCGTACCGTAAAAGATACGACCTGACAGGCCAGACGCAGCCATATTTTTAATTTTCATCACGGATGTTCCTTAATATAGTCAGCCAGTTTTTCACCCTTATTCAGTTTCTGAATCAAAAGTGTATCGTCTATCGAACACGGAGGAGTGACAATTATCCCCCATGTATTTTTAACAGTCAGTTTATGACCTGCTGCCCGTAAACGTTTCACCAGTTTTTCGATTTCGTTCATTTGTTTTTCCTTATATCACGAACAGTTTTAGCCAGTAGATCGGCGCATTCAGCGTAAGCCGTTGCCACGCGCCCACCACGTTCAGTGGATAGTTGCAGGAACAGACCAGCCAGTTTATCAAGCGATTCAAGTTGTTGATCCACCCGTGATAATTTGCGTACCAGGTATTCAGCATTTGATTCATTAACTTTCAGATCGCCGGGCACACATTTACCACGAAGGAAACCTTCCATTTCAAATACGGTCATCAGCGTTATTCCTCTTTCAATATTTGGTTAAATTGTTCCCGACCTTCATTTGTGATTTTCCAGAAAGTATCCATTACGTTCTGACATAAACCTTTTCTTTCCAGCGCCTTCATTACGGTAGCAGGTGGTTTATCATAAACAACAGATAATACTTTGCTAGGGTTAAACGTATACGCTTTCCATAATTCATTTAACCAGAATTTTTGCGCAACAGTCAGTTTCATTAACGTACCTCCCGGTTAGAACAACCACGTTCGATCATCCAGTCCTCAACCGGGAAACGACTACCAAAAACTTTAGTTTCTTTATCTTCACAGAAACGCCAGTTTTCCGCTTCAGGCCAGTTCAGTTTAACGTGGTGTTCTGCCTGTTCCTGATCATCTACATCAACCAAAGCAACAAGTGTTGCGCCGTTTTCACTATGACCAGTACACCACCACGCTAAAATTTTCTCAGTCGGTGGGTAATTTACAGGCCGATAATCTTCAGTCGGTTGAAACCACGAGATCCATTTCATAATTTCACCCAGCCTTTACCGGTAATATTTTTAATAATGCCTTTTTTACGAAGAAACTGTAATCGCGTATCAACAAAACGGAACGGGTAAGTTTTGTTTAACTCTTTTGCTAACCGTTCGGATTCTTCCACAACGTCACGAATATAGATTTTATGAAACGGCACGGGGTGACCACCGATTTTATTTAAAATCAGCTGATCGAGTTTTTCATATTTCATTTCTTACTCCTTAGAAATTTAAAGCCCCATTTACCAATGCGTAACTCTTTTACATGTCCGCTACGTACTGAGAACGGTGTATATGAAGAACGATCGTTTGCGCAAAACCCATAACCAAAAATTCGCAACCAGAAACATTCTTTTGAGAAATACCACTGGATCATTTCTTACCGTCCTTAATAAATTTGTTAACCCACTTGTTTTCATTAACACTGGGGAAACTATTGCGACCTTTGCAGGCTTTTTCTTCATCTGCTGTAAGCCGTATAAATTTAGACTTACACTGGATTGTGCCGTAGTTGGGGTTATTTTCTAACATGGTCAGCCTCCTGTGGGGTAGTTGCGAGCAGCACCATCACTTCAATCATTTTGACGGCGAACTGTTAGCCCAAAAATCATTCCGAGTGCGAAAGCCCAAAAAAGAAATATGCCCGGTGTTGGTGAGTATTTAAAAACAATACCGCCAACCAACATGTAAAGGGCAATACGTGACGCTTTGCCACCAGAATATGAAAATGTCAACCTCATGGTTTAACCTCCGGCACGGTGGACGGTTCAATGCCGGGTGCCTGCGGTGCAGCTGCGAGCATGGCTTTCCAGACTTTTGCAGCATCAGCGCCACCTATCGAGTAATACTCATTGTCGTCAGTTATTCCGCAATAGACATCGACACCGATATGACGGATGTCACACATGGCCTCTGTCGGTTCCTTCGGCACCATCACGTAACCCTTTGAATGCCAGTAATGCTGAAAATTTCCAAATTGAGCACTGCAACTTTCTTGAATTACCGGAGAGTTGCCAGCCTGGAGCATTGCGGCGCGGCAGGCATTTTCTACACGCGTAACTGCATCAAAGCAGTAGTTGTAGCGGTTGCAGTCAACCAGCGACTGTTTCAATCCTTCGATTGCCGAAGTTATTTCCTCCGGCACGGTAGCGGGTTCACTGCCGGGTGACTGCGGGGAGGCTGTAATTAAGTTATGCAGAACCGAGTAGGCATCATCACCATGCGCTTCAGTGTAGTCGCTCATGTGCGTATTGATATGTCTAATCCAACCTTGTGCGTCACCATAATTGCGCTCGCGATAGTCATCCAGCATGCACTGAACCAGGCGAAGGGCGTCAATCAAGTTTGTGTCGATAGCATCAAAGACTACCGGCGCTGGCTGCGCGTGGCGATAGAGCTGGTAATTGCCCTCTTTCAACTTACGCGCCGCATCAAGAGTGAAAACCGGCTCGCTGTCCATTGCTGCCAGCGCCATGCGGGCCAGTGCAGCAGCCTCGCCACACTGAACGTGATCGGTTTCAATGATGTTCAGCAGTTCTTCTCTGGTCATAATACCGCCCTCAACAGAAGTATCAGCCCGCCAAATAAAAACGCGCCGATAATTGTTTTGAAAAATGAACGGCGTTCTTCCACCGTTCTGAATCCTACTGGGAATTTATTCATGATCTTTCAGCGCCTTCAGTGCTTCATACTGTTCAGCGGTCAATTCAACCAGGACTTTACCGCCTTCCTGCCGCGTGACCGACCATTCACCACGGATGGCTTCAACAGCCGAACGAATCAGTTTAGCCGGGGGACGTTTTACTGTAGCAACGTCCGGGTTTTTAAACAGGTTGATAGCGGCTGATGCGCTGATCGACCCTTCCTGGATCCGGCGTTTGAGTTCCAGCGGCATTTCAAGGATAGTCAGCAACTGGTAAACGTGCTGTACAGTTTTACCGACTTCTTGGGCGATTTCTTCAACGGTCATACCGTAGGATTTAAAGCGACCGTAATGAACCGCACGTTCGACGGCTGACCACTGGCGACCATTGTTAGCGTTAAAGTTGGTTTTAGCCTGCGCCAGTTCATCACCAGACGCTTCAACGACTTCAACACGCTGGAACGGTACGCCTTCAGCGATCAGTTTACGCAGCGCCCGTAAGCGGTGCTCACCGTCACGCACATACGGCACACCATTGATAACTTTAACGGCAATCGGCGGGACGAAATCACCGTTGCGGTATGCTTTAACGAACTGTTCGATATGCGCCAGAGTATCAGGCTGTTCCCAGTAGTTTTCCGTGAACATACCACGCGGGTTAAAGCCCGGCTCGATCTGGATAATGCGCGGGTCGATCATGAAGGAGTTAGCGCGTTTTACGTTTTCTTTGTCTGCTTCTGACAGCTTGCGCAGTGAATGGATGTTGGTCATTGGTTTTCAGCCTCATGTGTAGTAACTGAGGCTGATTATGGTGGAGGGTTTGCAATGTGTCAAGAATTATTTTGAACTATGAAAGGGTAGATCTCGAACCAGAATACCACGGGGCGTTCAACTACCTGAACCAGTCCGAAGCGTTCAGCAGTGCGGAAATTGACGCTGTACGACCTGGCGCGGCTAATTTGCTCACCGATCTGTTTACGGAATTGTTCAAGGGTGAACGTCGTTTTGAACAGGTTACAAGGTGCACAAGCTGGGAATAAGTTTTCAAGCGTATCATTTTGTTCCCGGTAGTGTTTTCCGGTTGCTTTAAGTTTCCATAAACCTTTTTTAGCGGCTTTCATATCCTGTTTAAGAACACGGTAAACAGCCTCAACATGGTCAGCGTGCCAGCCTTTTTCCGGCAACAACTGACCACAATAAGCACAATACCCGCCAAACTTCATGCGTAGTTCCTGACGCTGTTTTTTAGACAGTTTCATAGTGTTGTTGTCCGGCCCGGATAGCCATAATCATTTTACCTAAATGGTTTTCACCCTTACCACGACAAACGCCCCAGAAAGTGTCGCCCCACTGATTACCTTCAACAATGGGTTGATCACCTGTAGCGATGAGTAATGACCATAAATGAGGATCTGAAAATTTCTGCTGCAGTAAATAAAACATGACTGAAATTTTAACTTCGTCCCAGTCATCACGCATTATTTTTTGACGTGCTAAACGTTTAGCCTGACCAGGTGTGTCACAGTTTTTCACTTCCAGAAATTCATGATGATATTTGCATTTAAGCGCCTGGTAAGCATGTTCCACCGTTTTAAAAACGTACCCATCATAGTTGACAGGTACAGGCCAAAAATTACTTAGCCAGCGATATTCACCACTGAAACTATCAACCATAAGGCACCCACACAGTTAAACCAGCTTTCAACATGCGACGATGCATGTCAGCCGTTCCGCGCCCACCGGGGAACACAACACCGTATGTCGGACGTGGTTCATTATCCAGCATAGACTGATTGCGCTGATGACCAGCAACGGCGTTATAAGGCCCGTGTTTACCCTGCTTAATAACCGCGCCCGGTACGTCAAGGTTACCCCAATCAGCCGGACAACGGCGCACAGGGATTGCATTCAGTTGCGCCCACTCACGGCAAATGGTATCAACACCAGATGCTTCACCTTCGATCAGTTCGGTAATCGGGTGTTGGGCATGTAATACTGATAACGCACCAAAGATAGCGGCCTGATCGTTATAATCACGACCACCAGTGACCACGACTATCATAGTTTTTCCTCACTCATAAGAAGGCACCCCATGTTTTTCATAGGCAGTATCAATTGCGGCTTCAAGTGTTGTTCCGCATTCATACCAGGCACGTTTACAACTGACCCAGTAAAGCCCCGTGTGGGGATCCTGGGCAAGACTGATTATCTGATCGCTACCAGATTGGTAATACCCCATTAACGACCGTAGTTTTTCAAGATGGGTCATGATGGTTAGCCTTGAATACCGCACGAGCAAAACCACGCGGCGTTAATGATCGTAACTGTTTAGTCGTTTCAGACTTACCACCGAGATACTTCCAGCCCCAGAAGAAACCAATGTTAATCGGCCCCGGACACTTTTCAGGCATCTTAAAGCCATTGCCGAACCACAGACAGGTTTTCTTTGTATACCCATCAAACATCGGCATTTTTGGGTGAAATGGTCGGTCATCAGCAGTCATGTGACCTCCGTATTCCCACGGATGAAAATATGCGTGAGGTTTACCCATCATATCAGGACAGGATAATGCGCCTACCGGGTTTTCGATCATCCACGGTACGTTATATCGTTCGCCCAGTTCACGGATTAGTTTTGCCAGTGTTAACGCATATTGCAGCGATCCCCGTGACCTTTCATGTTGCGACCCACTCTGTGCAAACAGCGTGCAATCAGGAAAACCAAAAACAATAGAGGGTAAAGGAGTTCCCAATATTTCCCGTTTTATTGCAAACTGTGGGTCAATCCACTGGTCAATATAATGAAGGTTCGGGTGATGCATTTTTACTTTATATTCCCCGTGATTACCCTTATCCGCATTAAAGCAGTAAACCTGATAACCAGCCTCAGCCCACGGTAAACCCATAATCCCGGAACCATCAAAGAGCGACCAGACGACTTTCATACACCAGTCTCCATTACACTAGTTATTACCTTAACCTGTGCGACACACATTTTACGCACATCAAACCCTTGTTCGCGAAGTGCCTGCAGTGCGATACCTGCTTTATATGTCGAACTGAAAACAGTCGCATGATTGATATTAACCCAGTTCAGCCGATCGTTAATTTGTGCGTAATGTTCACCTTTACGGATCACCGCTCCTAATTCAGTCATTTTGAGCACCCCACATGCACGCGGCAATACTGGCTAACGCTGCAACAACACCTGTTAACGCCAGTACCCACTGTTCACTGATAAACGCCAGATTTGAAGAAACCAGCGCCACGGAAATCAGGAAAATAATTGTAATAACGATACGTTCAAGCATGGTATCTCCAGGCGCGGCGTGCAGCCGCTGATGTTGTTTGATAAGTATAACTACAGGTTTCACAACGGCAGGTAAAAGCGTTTCCATTCTTACCTGTTACTTTGACAAGACCGTTATAACCGTATTGTTCATAACACTTACTACAGCGTAATGAACGAGTTCGACGATGACCACCCATTTATTCTACCTTGGCCCAAACTTGTTTGTTTAACGATGTTCTAAACATCCGGACATTAATATTGAAATCATGACCTATGTGATAAACACCTTCGTATTTCCTACGATTGATAGCAATTAGCGTATAAGGCCACAGCAATTTAGAACGATAAAAATAAAATCGCGTACCATTTGCACAATCTGATAATTTCATTAACCGATAACGCGGCTTCATAATTTAACCTCGTGGTGATTGCAAAAGTCCTGAACTAATGGGCATTCGCGCGGATGTTCAATACCGTTGATAACCTGACAACCAGAATCCGTGAGCAAGTTACACGCCGGGCAATAATGATTAGGCTCGACTAACCACAAACCCTGACAGCGCCCACCGCTGAAACGGTGTGGAAAGTCATAAGCGCTGCATCGGCATGTATATTGCTTACGGCGACGTTTCATAGGTTATCCGAAATAATTACCTATAAAAAAACCATATACAGTTATTTCTAAACTACCAATATAGGCTAAGGTTATGCATATATTATAATATTTAATTATATCTTTACGATTTAGTATCTCAGCGATTAGCCAACACATCGTCTTAACCCCTGTTCAGTTGATGTACAGAGTATGGATCACTTCCTTGTAATCCGTCAAGAATTATTTTAACTATTACTGGCGGGCGCGAAAGGAACAACGTTACCCGCTGGCTGGAAAGGGAGTAAACGCACTCCCCGGAAACCGTTCGCCCGCTGACCGTTAACAGACACCACATCTTTAACCACGCGGCCACGCAACATACTTTTAAACGCCCGGCTGAAAGCGGTTTTAGTCATCGTCGCACCACCTTCCTGCATCTTCCACATCTTATATCTACAGAAAAGTTCTTCAGTGTGGGTTACGCTATCAGGTAACAGCTCGCAGCAGTCGCGAACGAAAGCCATCAGCGGTGCCTGCTGATCTATGATTTCCTGACGCTCAACAATGCTTGCTGTTGGTTCAGTGAAGCGGTTATTTTTACGCAACCGTTCAAGACCTTCGATAGCCCAGTTACAGATCCCCGGTAATTCTTTCATTAACCGTGATTTCAGCGTGATATCTTCACGACCCAAAAACGAGATATTAAACGGCAGGATCAGCAAGCGGTTTGCCATTGCACCAGAATCATCAGCAAAGGCCGGAATATTGTTCGCGGCAAGTGTCATACGACCCGGTAAACGACCGTTCCAGGCTCCTTTATATTTACGGTTAACAGGTATCGCATCAGCACCGGTTATCGATTTAAAACGGTCGAGGATCCTGTTACGGTCAGGCCCGGAAACACTGTGAGCATCACCAATAAATAACACCGATTTATCAAGCACAGTTTCCAGAACAGCATCACTTGCCAGCCCTTCAAGCGTAATCCCGGCATAGGCTTCATCACCTACCAGCGCCTGAATAATCTGGCCGATAGTACCCTTACCGGAACGAGGCGCACCGATCAGTAACATCGCTTTCTGATAGTCATAGGAGTTAACCAGCATATACCCCAGCCATTCCTGCAGCAGTGCAATACGTTCCTGATCGCCTTCCAGCGTCGTATTCAGAAAATCCTGAAAAACGGGTGCCTGTGCAAACGGATCGTAACTGTATGGTAAAATACTGGTGGTGAAGAAATCGGGATTGTGCGGTTCACATTTTCTGGTGTGAACATCAAGGATCCCGTTTTGACACACGATATAGTGTGAAACATCAACGCCCGGCCAGGTGCCTAACTCACGATCGGCACGGGTAAATAGATAGCTTAAAACTTTATATGTACCATTAATCACATCAGCTTTTGGTTCGCTTGCCAGCATTGCCATAGATAACTGATGTTTTAATTCATCTTCTGTCACACGTTCCCAGACGCGACCGTTAAAGCGGTACGGTTGCTGCTGTACAAAAACCAGTGTGTTATTTGGATAATAGTTATTAACGAAAGTGGATGCGTTAACCGTATGGTTAGCCCCATAAGCACCTTCACCGGGTCTGATTGACATATACGCCGGAACACTACCCGTTACCGCAACTGTAGGCGCTGGCGTAACAGCGTTAATCAGTTCTGGGGTCAGCGCGGGTTGTGCACGATAAACGGTATCACAACGTTCAACTGCACCTAATATTGTTCTCTCACGGTAATCTTTTCGATCTGTCCATTTACCACGAACAAGCGCTGATTTATTAAATAACCGCTCCATTCGTTCACAGTTTTTACCTGTCCAGAAAGCAAGATGTGAACACAGAGCCGCATCAGCTGCGTTTCCGTTATAATCTTTCCCCTGATCGCTCGCATAACTGACAGACAATTTTTCAACATTTGCCGTCCACAGATCCGCAAACGATGCCTTATTACCAAAAACTGAAGCCGCACTGGATGACTTCAACGCCATTGCGATCAGTTCTTCGTCATCTTCTGGTCCTGACCATTCATCACAGGGTGCGCTGGTCCAGTGTGCGGAACGATCAGAACGAATTCGACCATACCGGGCGATCGAGTCATGAACACCCTGTGTATAATCAACGTCAACTTCACCATTCCCGGTTAATGTCATGGCAACAAAGCGATCGCGCCAGTACATTTCAAGCCCGGTTTTCTGATCGTTAAGGCTGTTGAACCCTTCCGGTAAACTGCTATACGCACAGATGATATGTAAACCTGTTCCTGACTGGCTTACTTCGGTATAAGCGCCGGGGAAACGGTTTACAAATTCGTGTGCCAGTGGTGACCACGTGGCTGTAGCCTGATCTACCAGACAGTTATCGACGTCAATGAAAAAATAGGGATCGTTTTCAGTGAACACGAAACCGACACCAGACATACCATGTATTTGCGCCATACCCAGCGCAGTATGATAGTCAGACCAGTCAGCAGGATTTGTTGTACTGGCCTTGTACCCGTGGACTGGGCTGTAAGGTACTTTCGTGGGTTTTGGGCGACCTTCAATATGCTCCAGCCTCCAGCAAACCCATTGTTTACGGTTCAGTAATCCCTTCATGATCTACGCTCCGAACTGACGTTCAGCAGCCATGAGTTTTACCAGGTTAATCGCTGAATGACCTGTGAGAAGATTACGTTTAATGTGGATCTCACTTACGTTCATACGTTTAGCAACGTTTTCAATCCCGTGAGTATCGATCAGTTTTTGCAGACGGTTTACGCGTTCGTTATTCATTCTTTCATCCATTGTTCAAACTGTGAGGGATGGGTGATGAAACGAAATTCACCACCTGCGTTAACTACAACTGTACCAAAAGTGGCCTGCGCCTGGGCACGTTTATCACTGGGGGTCATGTGCCAGTTCGGCTCTTTCATTTCAGCCGCGATAAACATTCCAATTTTACGACCAACATCAGCAGGGGTGATAATCAACGTTTTGATCCCGATATAGTCACTGGATTTCATAACATCGTTGATTTTTTTGCTGGTATTACCCAGACCGTAACGCACCCACTGGCCTTTTTCGTTTTGTAAAGCGCCGTTATTGTTTCGCCAGAGGCGTTGACCAGCACGGGCCGCGATCAGTTCGCATTCTTTAGACGTTGCTGATTCACTTTTACCATCTTCATGCGGTTTACCGTCCGGCTGAAAAAGGCCGTATAACTCATACAGCGCCATCTGGCTGATACCGTGACGTTTCGCCCACTCTTCAAGAGGTGTCATAAGTGTTTAGTCCCGCTGGTGAGATATTTGATCTGATGAAGGCAATCATCCAGCGCGTTATGAAAAACGCCATCACGGGTAAACAGTTTAGTATTGATACCCAGCAGATCTACAGCGGTGCGAACATCACGAACGTTCCAGAATTTCCACGGGCAGCGGATACCTACCGCATCAAACCATGCTTCTAAAATGGTGATATCAAATACAGATCCGTTACCCCAGGGGAGCGCATCAGAACGAATGAATTTTGCAAAACGTTGTGCTACTTCACGTGGGTCATCAGTCCCGCCAAACGCGTCAGTACGCGCCTGTTCAGACTGCTGCGACCACCAACGCATTGTATCAACATCAGCATTACCGTATGACAACGCGCTAAAACCCATTGATGCGTAAAACTGTTCACCGATATTACCTTTGCGATCGAAATATACAGCACCAATGGAAAGCACCGCACAACCGGGTTTCGTGCCACATGTTTCAATATCAATCATCAAATCACGCATGAGTTTACCTTATATTTAAAATAATTCTAAACAGATTACCATTAAATCATAGTTCCTGCAACCCGTGCTGACAACTCGTTTGCCTCACGCGTGTGTAATGCCTGTGCCGTAAGTACATCAACGCCGAAAACCTGATAAAACATACGATAAGCATCATCAGGTGATACGCCTTTATCACGCTGTAACCCAGCCCATGTGGTTATCATGGAACGTAGTTTACGCTGCGCATCGTTCATCGCCTGAATATTTTTCATCGCGCTGTAAGCTGCAACAGCAGGTGCGCCAGCGTTTAACATCTGGTCTTTAACTGCTGCCGGGTCACGGTCGATAATGACCACTGCGCGGCGCAGTTCTTCGAGTTCTTCAGCAGTCAGTTCACGTAAATTACCCTCAACGCGATCCGGTCCTGAACGTAGCGCTTTTTCCGGTACATGACCGCAGTAAGGGCAAGCAGCAAGCCCTGCAGGATAAGGTTTCAGACACGGTTCAATACCCTTTACCGCATCCCCTTTGTTTGTACAGGTGGTGTTACTGGATCCGCCGCTGGATGATTTACGATCGCGGTCGTCTAACGACCAGTTGTAATGTTGATCGGGTAACGGAAAACCACGGGCAATAAAACGCCGGACGTTACCCACTTTATCAATAATGAGTGCTTTTTTACCCGGAACATAGCGTAACGGGCGTCCCATTTGCTGTATGAAAAGCGAATACGATTCTGTTGGTCTGTCCATCACAGCACACTCCATTGCGGGGCAGTCGTAACCTTCTCCGAACAGATCCGCGTTGCACATAATCAGGGTTTTGCGTTTTTCGAAACGGTCCAGAATATCGGCGCGTTCCTGATCGGTATTACGCGAACTGATTGCCTCAGCAGGAATACCCGCGTCCCTGAATTCCTGTGCCAGTGTTATAGCCGCGTCAACATCAACGGTAAAAACTACCGTCAGCATACCGTCGGCGTACATTTTCCAGGTATTTACTGTATCACCAACGATGGTTGAATCTTCCATTGCCTTTTTCAACGCAGATGGCTTGTAATCCCCCGTAGTGCTGGAAATCATATCCGCTGTCAGGTCAATATCTGTTTCAGCCATAATCAGGCGATAATCGGCCAGGTGCTGCTGGTTGATTAATTCACGCATTGCCGGGCCAATCACCATTGCATCAGCATAGCCAGACGCATGACGTCCAAGCCCTTTACCATCGGCACGGATCGGTGATGCAGTTACGCCTAATCCTAAAGATTTTGGGAAAAGTTCACGACAGGTTCCCCACATGGTGCCTCGTACCAGATGATGGGCTTCATCACAAAAAACACGGGTTACGCTATCGTGCCAGCGTTCGTATTTTTTTGTTCGCAGCGTGGGTGCACTGGCAATAACGATATCCGCGCCGGGTGCATACGTGCTGTAACCCAGCTTTTTCATCTGCTGACCAGTAGCAAATTTAATAGCGTCTTTTTGCGCAATGAAACGGTGTGGTAATCCCTGGGCAGCGATAGCCATTGCTATCTGACTAACCAGTTCTTTACGGTGCGCCTGGATAACTTTGATCCCGTCAACCTTAACCAGTTCAGCCATCGTTCGCGTTTTACCGCTCCCGGTAGGCATTACCAGGATCACATCTTTTTTACCAGCGTCCCATTCTGCATTCACACCGTTAACGGCGTCCTGCTGATAGTAACGTAACGGCTGTTGACTCACGCGCGGCTCTCCTTAACGTATGCGTCACGCGCGGCTTTCTGTGCCTGTCCGTTTCGTTTAAACTCACGACCTCTGAAAACATACTTGCCTGTTACGCGATCGAAAAATACGTTATGACGAATGAAACTGTACAGATCAGTAATCATCGGTTTATCTCCATTGTGAATGTGAAATAATCATAAAATAATTCTTGACACATTGCAACCTGACTCGTAACCTTAGCCACGTAGCAACCAATCAACCACACAAGGAACCAACTATGTTTGAAGTTAAATTGCATATCACTGCTCCAGAACTGGAAACTGCAATCAACAATCTGGCGAATGCTATCGCGACTGGTGCTGCACCGCTTATGCGGTTCGATCCTAACAGTACCCCTAAAGAAGCCATTCACGTTTTCAGCGGTCAGGTAACTGTTCCACCAGTCCCGCCAGCTACCGGATCTGATAACGACGATGACGGCGAAACCAGTACCAACGAATTCGACGCATGGGGTCTGCGCCACGATCCGCGTATCCACACTGACAGCAAATCCATCAATAAAGGCGATGGCCTGTGGCGTCAGCGTAAAAAGCTGGATGAAGTTTTCCTGGATAAAGTAAAACGCGAACTGATCGCTGAAGCCGCTGCAGCCGGACGCTATACCGGACCTGCTGAACTTGCGCCGGGCTATGTTGCACCAGTCGATCCGACTCCTGCAGTACCCGTTGCACCTGCCAGCACTGTTCCGACAGCGCCTGTGAACACCGCCCCGACTGCCCCGGTAGCACCTGTTGCGCCTGCCGCTGACCCAGCGAAAGTATATAACAGCCAGGTATTGCAGTCTGCACTGATGCAGATGTTCGGTCAGATCACTGGTGAGCGTGCCGCGCCGATCAGCCAGCGTATTCTGGCGCTGTACAACACGCAGAACATCATGGCACTGTCAGACCCTGCACAACTGAAATCTGCTATCGACCTGATCGAGCGTATCAACCAGACGCCAGCAGATGCTGAAAAAATTCTGGGTCAGGCTGAAGTCAGCAAAAATATGGGTGGTACATTCTGATGACACGCGATGTTAAAGAGTGTAGCGGCTGCGGTAACGAACAACCTGAATATGTCAAACAATGCAAATACTGTGGTTCAGATAAATGCGATGTTTGTGATGCGGGTGAAGATGTTAACTGCGGTAATTGTGAATACGAAGAGGACGAATAAATGACACGCAACGCTACCTTTAGTGCCAGTGGTTCTAAACGTTGGTTATCTTGTCCGGGTAGCGTTCAACTGTCACAGCGGATCGATTTCGATGAACCTTTAAGCACGAGTAAACAGGAAGGTAAAGCCGCTCACTGGGTGCTTGAGCAAAAAATTAAAGGTAAACCACCGTTGATGCCTTGTGTTGCACCAAATGGTATTACAGTAACTGATGACATGCATGAACATGCTGATGAATTCATTGCTGATGTTCTGTCAGTTGGTGCAAAAATCGATCCGCTGTTTTCAGAAGTTCGCATTCATATTGACTGGCTTTTGCCGGGGCAATACGGCATCTGTGATTATCGCTGGTATGATTTTTTAACCGATATCCTTTACGTTTGGGATTACAAGTACGGTCATCAGGCAGTGGAAGCCGAAGATAATACACAGGGTGTGTATTACGCACTTGACCAACGTTGTATCAGTTCGGTTAAACAAGTGGTATTTACAGTCGTTCAACCGCGTGCATGGCATCCGAACGGAACGATTAGACGCTGGCAGTTTTCACGCAGTGTATTGATGGACTGGGCAGATCGCTTTAAGAAAGGTTTTACTGATGCTCACAAGATCGATGCGCCTTTAGTTGTTGGCGATCATTGTCACTATTGCCCGGCCCGTGGTTTATGTCCGGCCCTTTATGAGAGGATCATTGAATTGGCTACGGTTCTTGATGCACCACCATCATTGACACCTGAAGAGGTAGGGCAGCGTTTACAGCTGCTGGAGGAACTTTATTCACGGGCGAGCGATGCTAAAACAGCGTTGCACATTCAGGGTTTACATTTCGTTCGGCAAGGTAAGCCGCTACCCGGTTTTAAACTGGCCCCGAAACAAACCCGACGTCAGTTAACCGATGAAGGGAAACTGATCGGTGCTGCACCTATGTTTGGTGTCAAGCCCGATACGCTTTATGAACGTAAATTGAAGCCTCTGGCTACTCTGGAAAAAACATTACCGAAAGCGCTGGTTGACATGTGCACAACGAAACCTGATGGTCAGTTTGCGTTAGTGCCTGATACCGATGCTCGAACTGGTTTTAGCACAATGGCTGAATCCGTTTTCAATACTCCCGTGACGATGCCCGCAGGCGCACGTCCATTATAAAAGGTAAGTAACATGGCTAAAGTAGTTGAAAAATTCGTAACTCCGGTTGGTCGTCTGGTTGGTGGTTCGTTCTTCGATATGAACACGAAAGATAACAACGGACGCGATCTGGATCCTAAAAAATACAACTGGTGGGTTGGTCTGGCATTCCCCAAAACTGCCGCGAACTGGTGGGAAGAACAGGGTGAATTGGGCGCAGTATTCCAGGCAATCCTGAAAGCTGCCAGTTCGCACTATGTTGCTGGGGAAACGCAACAAGCCACTTTCGCGTGGAAAATCACGAACGGTGACGACCCGAAACACGCAACTAAAACGGGTTATCCCGGTCACTGGATTATCGGTTTTTCTCGCAACGTGGCGATCGATGCTTGTCCGTTGTATAACGCACAGTTCCAGCCTGTGATCGATAAAAACCAGGCCAAAAAAGGCTACTACTACCGGATCAGCGGATCGACGTCTGCGAATGAAGCAACGGGTAATCAGGCGGGTGTTTACATCAATATGGAAATGGCGCAACTGCTGTACGCAGGTGAAGAAATCATTTCTGGCCCGGCTCCTGCGTCTGTGTTTGGTGCTGTACCAGCAATGCCCGCAGGTGCCACTGCGATCGGCGCGACACCTGCGCCTGTAGCCGCTCCTGTTGCGACACCTGCGCCTGTAGCCGCTCCTGTTGCGACACCTGCGCCTGTAG